TTACTATGAATGCGGTTTAGCGGTACGCATCTTACCCTGTTGAGATAGCCATTATGACTCAAGTACAACATGAAAGATCCACATCTGACCTGATCAAAGCCGCGGTATCCGGGTGGCTGGGCACCGCGTTAGAATTCATGGATTTTCAGCGCTAAGAGGGGTATATCGATGATATTTAAAGATATTATGCAGCAGTCCTGTCGCTGTGGGGCATCGTTGGGGCAAAGTCGCTTAATTTTGAACTCAACAATGCGATCTGGTCCAAGTTGTTTTCTTCCATCCACTTCCCGTAAACCTGAAATACCATCTGGGCATCGGCATGCCCCATCTGGTTAGCAATGAAGTTCGGGTTTGCTCCTGCAGAAAGCGACCAGCACGCATAGGTGTGTCTCGACTGATACGATTTCCGGTGGCGAATGCCGGCTCTTTTCATCGCCGCATCCCACGAGTTCCCTATGGAGTTGATGGAGAAGTGCTTGCCGTAATTCCCTGCCCTGGCTGTCAGTGACGGCAGGAAGACAAACGTACACTTATTGAACTCTTTCTTTCCGTACTCCCTCAGCTTAACGGGTACGTTATGCTCCTGAGAGAGGCGGGTCATTTCATACTGGCTTTTAAATGCCTCGAGTGCAGGCTCGATCAGGTGCACAACCCGGTTAGTGCCGGCATTGGTTTTCGGCAGTGTGAAGATCCCTTTCTGCGTCAGGCTTCTTCTGACGGTGATTGTTCCCGCTTTCAGGTCCACATCTTCCCAGGCAAGTCCGCACAGTTCACCCGGTCGCAATCCAGTGTAAACGGCGATAGCCCACAGATTCTTGCTCTGCTGATGGTGGCAGGCGTCAATCAGGCGAGGAAACTCCTCCCGGGTGATGGGGTCAGGATCCGGGCGGGACTCTCGCAGAGGGGCCACACCGTTCATTGGTGACTTTGAAATGTAGCCATTTTCAACCGCAAACTGGAAGATACCGAACAACACGGTCATGTAGTTGTTCACAGTAACTGCGGATCGACCCCGCTTCGGTGTTTTATGTCCCTGCTTCATGACCTGGAAACCGGTCAGCAATTCCTTCCGGACTTCAAGCATGCTCTCTTTGGTGATTGAGGTGAGGATGGTGTCAGGCCCAATAATAGCCATGACATTTGCGATGACTCGACCGTAAGTGTTGAGCGAGGATTCAGCCACCTCCATTTCCTTAAGTGCAAGCCATCTTCCGGACAACTCCCCGATCGTTACCTCTTGCCTTGCCTCCCCGAACCGCGCCAGGTTCTGGGAGGAGGGGAACTGCTGGGCATAATTGAAGGTGCCGGTTTTGATGGCATAGCAGATCGACGTCCGTAACTCGCCGGCCACTTTTCTGTTTTTGGGGGTGTCAGCCACCCCCAGGCTTTCACGCACTCTGACCCCTTTGTAGATGAACCACAGCCTTAGTGTACCGCCGTGGTTTTCCACTCCTGTTGGGTATTTCATAACGATTCCTCGTTGGTTGATGGTCAGAGTATTTAAGCAGATTGTCGCCGCGGTTTCGCTGAGGCCTGACGCTCAATCCAGCGGTCGATCTCATCCAGGTTGTAAAAACACGGGCTGTTATCCCACGGACTACAGTCAAAAGAGACGTGTTTGTATTCCTTCCCCTCCAGGAAAGTCTTCTCCCGCGCCTTCTTTAGCGTCCCCTTTTTAATCCCCTTCAGGGCTATCAACTGCTCCTCAGACACCCATTTCCCGGGCGATACCATCATGATTACTTCGCTCATACCTTTCTCCACTTAAACTTAATGCCGGGGCGAACTGGCTATTTCTCCGCACCCGGCACAGCCATTAGCTGTTTTAGGTTGCTCGGTGATATTTCAATATCAGGCGGCCTGCCCGGATAAAGATCGCAGGCGGCGCATGCCCGTCATCGCCGTGGCCACGTAGCTCGCTTTGCGGTTCACCACCTCCACCCAGACCTTCACGCCTTCCACTCGCACCGTGTACGTCTCTTTCATCCGGCTGCGCCCGTAATCGCCGTAGCGTTCTGCGTGGGCTGCCAGCGCCAGCTCGCAGGCCTGTCGCGCGAGCGGTGAATGTGTGCTGCGGTTAATCAGTTTCATGGTCATCACCTTCGATACGCTTAAACTCGATCACCCAGACCCAGGGGTTGGCCTGCCAGCTGTCGTTGCCGTAGATGTTTTTCCAAAGGCTACGGAAGCCAAGGAAGTGCTTATCACCAATGACACAACATTCAGTCGGTGCGCCCTCAGCTTTCGCATCTTCTTCACTGATGCTGTTCAGCCGCTCGACCCGCACATCGGTAATCTCCAGCAGAATCCGGCTGGCACAGCGCGGCATGTGAATGCTGGGTGTCCAGCGGATCTCCTCAGCTGGTGGCACGTTCTCGTAATGCGAAGGAACATGCGCAGGGTAATTCGCCCGGTAGAGCTTCAGATCCGGCGCCCCGGCACCTGCTTCCGCCCATGTCTCGCGCACCCAGATGCGATCGCCGACGCCACCGTATGGGCAAGAAAACGGCTTTGAGCGTGCTTTAATTCCTCGGGCGTCGTCTTGAGACCAAAAATACATTCCGATCTCATTGGCTATGGACGACTCAATAATGCGTCGTAAGCCAAACTCGGGAGTGTCTGGCTGGACCTTCATAATCCGTCGGGTCTGCGTCTTCCGGCCATCCAGGAGAGCACGCACCATCTCAGCGTTGAAAATCATTCCGCGTTCTGTAATTTTCGTCATGTCGTTACCGGGAGGGCGAACCCTCCCGCCTCCCTTAGGCCACGTATTCCGGTTTCATATCTGCCAGGGTGATGCTGAACTGATCGTGCAGGTCATCGCCCATGTGTCGTTTCGCTGCTGCCAGCACGCGCTCGGCTTCAGCGAATTGCTCAACTGCTCCCGGTTCGCCCGGTTGTGGCAGGGAGTTAATCGCCGCTTCGACCGCATTGCGGTGCTTTACCAGGTGGTAACGGCGCGTGGCCTTGTTTTTCAGTTCGGTGAACAGGGTGGTTCCAAGCGCAGCTTTTGCATCGTTGATTTCATTGCCAACGGCTGCGGCAGCCTCCAATGTTTCGGCAGCATCAATCCGATCCCGGAAATCATCGGCCATAGCATCGACGTTGGCGGCTGATTCCTGCGCGCTATGGGTTGTTGTTACAGTGTCACTGTGGATGTCAGCTAAGTTAACGCGCTGCGGTGCCGGGTTGATCTCCTTCTCGGTGCGCGGTTCAACTTCATCCGGGCTGTAGACGCCGAGGATGACCTCAGGGCAGTACAGGCGCGCCCAGTACTTCACCGCGAGATAGGCGATCTGCTGCTTGGGTGCCGTTTTCCACAGTGGGGAGTTCCGGGTGGTAATGTCAGCCAGGTAAATGTTCTCGCCCCAGGTGATATCCGTCTCGCCGCGCAGGACAGCGCCAACCCGGACAAACAGGCCCAGCTCATCGCGGCCGTCTTTCTTACCGGCGATCTTTTCCCAGTCGCCGCCGTATTCGTAATGGAAACGTCCCACTATGGCGCTTGAACTGGAAATAACCGCGTTCACCAGCTGCGCTTCGTAACCTAGTACGCCGTTGACCAGGTGCGTTTTCTGAGCGACCGCGTAAGGGTTCATGCCCCACTGCATGGCCTGCATGACGATCGCCATGCAGTCGGCTGGTTTACCTGCAAGGTGTTTCGGTACAGTCACAGCAGACTGCGCCATCAGTTCAGCAAATGCGGTCAGCTGGCCGAGTGCCTGAACGTTGAATACAGCGTTACTGGCAGAGATAGTGTTTGGAGTCTGCTCTGCGGCGATGATATTGGTGTTTTGCATGGTCATTATCTCCATTAAGCCAGGCGCAGCGCTTCAAGGCGGCGCAGGTCGAAGTCGTTCAGTTCGTCGGTGTAGTCTTCGGTGATCGGCGCTGGCCAGCAGTTAGTGTCATAAGCCTGAGCCAGGGCGTGCATGGTTTTCTGATACTCCTGTACGCCCAGCGCCAGCAGATCGTCTGAAGCTTCAATAACCGCCACCCAGTGGTAGCCCTCGTCTTTATTGACGAAGATCCAGAAGAACTGGTCAAAGTCAGCGACGGTGCAGTACATACCCGCGCTGAGGTGGTAATCGCGGTCGATGATTTCCCGGTGCAGTTTGGCGCGCAGGCCATCCTGCTTAACGCGGCCCATGCTGATCGTCTTAAGGTCAACGCCAATACGAACGCCGTTGATTTCAACCTCAAGGTCCGGGCGTACACGAACTTCAAGGCCGGTTTCGTCGTCCATACCGAAGTAACTGGTTTCTACTGAACGGGAAGGGTGGCGCAGTAGTTTCCCGGCCGATTCATGGTTCAGCAGGGCCTGCTGAATTGCAGTGGCCAGCGCCAGTTGTTCACTGGACAGAATGGTTTTCCCGGCAACGCTATCGCGCCATTCCTGCTCAAACTCATCAGCGAAGATGGCATTCGGGTTCACTGCGCGGATCGCCGCCTGCAGTTCATCTTTCTTGCCGGTGAGCTTCAGCTGCTCGGCTTTTGGTTTATCCGCGTTATATTCGCGAATGAACGCCTTCATAGAGTCGGTGGTGGTGAACGCTTCTTCCGGGACGCCAGGGAACACCGCAAACTCTTCGTGAAGTTTCTCCGGCTCCAGGGCCAGCGTGTGAGCCAGACTACCGAACGTCAGCGCCTCGCTGCTTTCGCGGCGGATAGTCTTAGTCACATGGCGGCCGTGATAGAACATCAGGCTGACACGGGCATCTTTCACTTGGGTGCTGCTGATCCCGTTCGCTGCGTGGTAGACGTTATTCGGCAGACCTTCATAGCGGCCCGGTTCGAAGTACGCCGGGTATTCCGGTGCGCTGGCGGTTTCCTCCGGCGCTTCGGTGGTAACTTCCGGCTGCGTGGCGTTCGCCAGCTCTGGCACGGCGGCGGCCAGAACTTCTGCCGGCTTCAGGGCATCTGTTTGCGGATCAGCTGCATCAGTGCTTTCGCTTGGTGATACCGCATCAGTAACTTCGACTTTCTCTGGCTGAGCCTCTTCCATCTGCACATCGCTGGAGTTCTCCGTTACTGTTTCCGTTTTTTCGAATGCATTTGAGGGGGTATTGATGACCGGGTCAGTATTTCCCCCCAGCAGGCCATCGATAGAGAACACGCCGCCTCCGAGGTTAGCGACCTGTGGCTGGCTGGTGGCGGCCAAGTCTTCTTTAACCCATTTCGGATCTGCTGGGTCACTGATGCCTTCAACGAATTCCCCGCGGGCTGCAGCCAATCCGTCATCTACTTCCTTGCGGGTTGGCTCTTCCACTTTCGTCTGGCGGCCTGCGCGAGGATCTTCATCCCACTCTGGATAGCCCTTCGAACGCTCGCCATTTTCATAGATTCCGTTCGCGGTGAACCATTCACGAACCTGCTTACGTAGTTCGACCGTGGTTAACTCATCACTCCAGGGGATTGCACGGGCAATACCAAAAATACTGTCAGCGTTGTAATCGGTAATGTCAGAGGTTTTGCCGAGCACCTTGAGCGCTCTGGAGTGGGCCTCATCTTTTTTGTCAGCCAGCTCTTTAGCCGCCATGAGCTGAGCACGGTTAATTTTCCCGGGTACGGCATCCGGGTAAAGCTGTGCAATTGCTATTTCGATGCTCAGGTTCGCCATGTTCTGCGGCACCGCACGCTTATAGGGTTCGGCAGGTTGTGGCTCTTCGGATTTCTCGTCTTGTGGGACACCAACACCATCAATGTGGGTGCCTGCAGCCCATTCACTTGTCAGGATTTCGTGGTCACTAGCCTCAGTAGACACCCAGATTCTGGTGAAGCGGAGGACCAGAGCCAGTTCATGGCGTTTATCCTTGCTGAATACTTTTCGGATCGCGTCGGCATAGCTCCACAGAGCCTTGGTGTCGAAATCCTTTAACTCTGGGCAGCTTTCAGCAGCAAGCAGGAGCGTCTGGACATAGCTATTGTCGGTATCCATTTCCAGCGCATGCAGTTCCGCATGTTCACCGCGGTTAACATGATGGCGCAGTTCGTCCACCGTCAGTTGAGCCAGCAGTTGTTGGCGGAATGGCAGTTTGCTGGCTGGATAACGAGTAAACTCATCACCGGTTTTATGGACCCGCAGGCCATTCTCATACCAGTAATCAGGCTCATCCTTGGCCGGGAGCTTTCCACTCTTCCAGTCTTCAACCAGCTGATTGCGAGCACCAGCTTCTGCCTTAATCCAGCTCGACATGAAGGCGGCCATCTGCGCCGGTTCGTGCACTTTGTCCTGAGGGAAAACGTCTTTGATGGCCTGGACCAATTTCCACTCAGCATGCCCAGACAGCTCGCTCAAATCAGGAACATCATTTTTGGCCTGCAGCAGGTTCTGGAAGTAAATATTTCCCTCATCCATCGCTAATTCGTTTGCGACGATCTGCTGCTCCTGGCTGATCTCCGAAAGATATTTGTCACCCAGTATATGGACGGCGAAGCGTACAGCCTGGGTGCGGTTTGCCAACAACGTAGAGCTGAAAGGTATTACCGGCGCATCAGAGAGATCCACATTGCTAGTGGCGCTGTCCAGGGCGATGGTGGTTTCGCTCTGAGATGCGGCACCCGGGATCACGTTCCAGGTGCGCTGGTCTTCGGCCAGGGTGTAGCGCTCGCACCAGGTGTAATCGATGGTGCTTTCTTCGGGCAGGTCATTGAACACCGGGAAATCGGTGCGAACAGGCTTGGCGTAGTCTTTACCGCGGCCAGTTTCGATGCCTGCATCTTCCAGCGCGACATCCAGCTGCAACGCAGCTCGTGATTGGGTGTTGGCGGAGAGCCACACTACAGCGTCAGGCTTCCCTGACTTCTGAGTGGCCTTAACCAGGTAGAAAAATTCCATGTCAGATCCTCATTTTTGAATGTAAGATCCCCGGGCCAGAGATAGCGCCCATTGGGTGTGTTTTTGGTTTTGGTATAAATTCCGGTGTAACTTTGGTCGGTGGCACCGGACGTAGACCCCGCCTTGCGCGGGTTTTACGTTAGGCTTCGTGGGCCATCTGGTCGTACGAAGCGCAACGCTTGGAACAATAATTGAGTTCTTCGCGCGCCAGCTGGGCACCGCGGATGAAGATCAATACGTTTTTAACTTCTTTCCCGGACTCGATTGGCTTGCGGCAGTACGCGCATTTCGATGAGTTACACATCTGGGTTCCCCTTCTGCGCCAGCAGATAACAGATACGGCGAACAATCACCTCAACCCAGTTCAGTTTTACGGCCTGCTGCCGTACTGGTTTACGTGCGAAATCAGTCATATTTCCCCCTTACCAGACCTTTGGCCAACCTGCTATTACGGCGGCGGTGCCAATTTCATACTCCGGCTCTTCCGGTTCTTCGCTGCGATGGAGGTCAATGGCGATCTTATCCGCCTCTTTCCAGTCATTCGCTTTAACCTGATATGTGCGATATCCACTGCTGCCGGAGATCACGACGGTAAATCTCAACTTAGCCATGTCTTCCTCTTTGCCCTTGTCGCCAGGCTGGCGGAACATTTCTTTAACCTGATGCGCGTTAATCATTCCACCTCATCCGACTATTCGTATGCCGTCGGCGGCTACTTCGTGGGCGTCCTGCCTGGGTGGTTCGCATTGCGTCTTAGTGAGATAGATTAAATCACTGGTTTACAATTGTGTCAACTAATGGTTAATGATGAATGTAAATCTGCGGTTTACAGTGCTGGATTTTGTGAAGAGGCTGATGAATCGCAGACAAAAAAAATCCCGACGCTAAGGTCGGGATCGGGGGTTTTGGGTGATTCGTTGTCTAGCGGTGGGTCTGATGAATAAAGGGAAATATAAAACCCGGCTTTAAAACCGGGCCTAAAAAATTAAATACAATTGACGACATTATTTACATCTAATTCTAAAGCGTCGATCTGGGCTTTGTTAGCTTGAGTGGCCATGCCATAAATAGTGTAGCTTTTATGCTGCAAGCTACTCAGCGGACAGCCTTCATGATTTATGATGGCAGCAAGTGTATTGCCATCTTTTACATGCATAACTCGATCTTCAATCTCTTCTTCAGTAAATAAATGTGAATGTGTTTTAAGTAAATTCGTTGTAATTTTTTTTATTTCTTCAGCATGAGACTTGAATGCTTTCGCTGCGTCTTTCTCATTAGTTCGTGAACGGTTTTGGACAAACACATGAAGTTTAGGAAATTCTATCTTACTCTGTTTAGCTTCTTTATTAAAATCGAGGAACATCTCATCTTGTTCTGAGTTATCAATAGACACGCCGTAGATGAGCTTTACTAAGTTTTTAATACCGCGAATTGAGGCTGCATCAGCTGTGCAAGGAATAATCACTCTGTTTGAGGCAACTACACCTAGTTCAGTGTAACTCGCAAAACTAGGGTTACAGTCAATGAAAAAAGTCTTTGGTCTTTCTGAAATGGTCTTATCAGCTTCGAAAGAAGCTATCAAATCAATTAACAGAGAACGGCTTTTTTTCCATGCCTCTTTGACTGGCGAAGAACCGATATGTGCAATCAATCGTGAACAAATATCTAAGTCTACATCGCCTGGTAAAAGGTATAAATTAGGTGGCATTTTAGTATTTACTGAGTCAGCTTTCACAAAGTAACTTGATTCATTTCCTAATCTGGATAATGGGGACTTACTAAAACGCTCTTTGATATAACCAGCAATAGTTGTATTTCTATCCCTTAACTGATTGAGATTTTCCTCACCGACGCCGTTACCGCCTAAAATAATTTCAGAAACATTTGATTGAGGACACGCATCGATAACAACGACATCTTCGTTATCATGCGCAATGGCATACTCCACCGCTATATTATAAGTTAGGAAGGTTTTCCCAACTCCGCCTTTGTTATTCCAAATCAAGTATTTCTTATTAGTATCAATCATATCATTCGCAACTTCTACTGATCCTGTTTCCATAATCTTATCCTAAGTTTGCTGTGTATTGAAAAAATACTTTATGTACTGCTATGGAACATTAATTTAACAATCGGAAAGTTTTTCACTTTAAACGAGTTACTTTCGAAATTATTATGTTTTTTGGTCGGTTAGCTTCACTATGATGTTCCGCCGCTTTTGAAATTTACGCAGTAAAATACATCCCGATGACAGCGACCGCAAACAACATTGAGTCCTGGATGTAAGCTTCTCCTTTATCCGCAAGGGGCTGAAGATCAGGGAAAAGTGCAAATGAAAATGATGCAAAGAGCAGTTGATGATAGAAACATTTAGTCCTTAATAATGACCTCTTAGTTTGCATCAGGGGCCGCTACTGGTCGTCACCTTTAATTCGTCTGCTTATATACTTCTCATACAGCTCATCCAATTCTTTCAGGCGGATCGCGAAGATGCGAAGCATGTTCTGCTGTTCTTCTTCAGGTAGCTGGCGGTAAAGCTCGAGCAGGCGCTGTTCGTCCGGCTTGAGTCCGTCTTTCTCACCAACGTCCTCACCGAGTAACCAGGCGACAGAAATGCCTACAGCGTCGGCTATGGCCAGTGCCGATTTTTTACTAATCACGCCTTTTTTGAACCAGCCGTTTACGGCCTGAGGGGTGACTCCAGCTATTCGTGCCATGTCTGCTTTGGTAACACCGCGATCAGTGATCTCAGTAAGGCGCTCTACCAGAACGAGGTTGGGTTCTTCTTTTCTCATAGGGTCATTGTAAATATTTGGTTTATACATACAATAAATCCAAAGTTTGCATGATGTATAAATCTGTGGTTTACTTCTGCTATCAATAAGCAGGAGAAGCACATGTCCGCACTCGATAAAGCAATTAAAGCCGCTGGCTCAGCCAGAAAGCTCAGCATCGCGCTTGGTGTGACGAGTATGTCTGTAAGTCATTGGAAGAATCGTGACCACGGTATCGTCCCGCCAAGCTACATCTTCCCGATTTTTAAAATGACAGGCGTAACCCCCCACGAGCTGCGCCCTGATCTCTACCCGAACCCCACTGATGGTTTACCTAAGTAGGAGCACTGCCAATGCAATCACGAATATTTAACCATGATAGCAGCCCGGCCCCAGGACTTGTGATATCGAAATATCAAGGGCTTCCGCGCAAATCGTGCGAACTCTCTAACATTCGGGAGGCAGTAAAGGCCTGGAACAGGGCAACGCCCGGCGATGCGCAAAACTACATCTCGCAGTTGGTTGCGAAGGAGTGGTTTTCCAGGGGTGGTCGCGGCCTGCTGCTGGCCGGGTCAGTGCATGGCACCAAAGTTAACTTCTTCCGGATGATCAATAACATCGGACCGAAATATGACAAGTACCTGGAAATGCTGACTCCGGCAATCGTGGCGGTGATGGCTCGTGATAACGAAGCAGTAGCGCGCGAGTTCGGCCTGGTGACGGGCAAAACGAATGAAGAGCTAATCGCTGATGCCATCAAGGAGTGCGCAGAAGCGCAACAGGCTAAGTTACTGGGTCAGCCAATCCAGCGTCTGGAGAAGGAAGTTCGTGAAGCGGCAGAAGCATTATTGCGTTTTCTGCCAACTGATTCCCTCGGCCCGGTTCTGGCGAGCTTAGCAGCAATGGCCCCAGGAGTTATGTGATGACAGTTTCTAAAAATGCGAAAGCCGCGGTGCTCGAACACCAACGGCTTTCAGGTGCAAAAACAGTGCGTAATTGCGGAGGTGAGTATGTCAAATACCGCTGAGATATTCAAATTCCCCGTTCCAAAGCAGGAACAACAGGAGAGCCGCATGGCTGATCTGGAAAATGGTTATCTTCGTTTAGCCAATCAGATCCAGGATGCCCTGTGTATCGTTGAGCTATCCGGGCGCGAATTCCGGGTACTAAATGCCATCGTTCGGCTGACCTATGGCTGGTCCAAAAAATCAGATCGAATCGCTAACAGTCTCATTGCCGACAAAACGACGCTGAAGGTGAAGCACGTTTCTGAGGCCGTTCTGAGCCTCGCCTATCGGAACATCATCATCCTGCGCCGTATTGGGCAAACCAGATACATAGGGATCAACACCAACCTGGATAAATGGGCTTATACAAAGCCGAACTGCATGAGGTGCCCAGCGGCTTTCCCGTCTGCTGAAGCTTTAACTTGGGTAATCTCCATCCCCGAAATCAGTCTTTACAATCCCCTGAAACAGGGATGGTTATCCCTTAAAACAGGGGCAGCTATCCCTGAAAATGGGGATAGCAAAAATACCCCTCAAACCATCCCTGAAAACGGGGATGGTTATCCCCGAAAACAGGGAAAGGGATCCCCGAAAACAGGGAACACCAAAGACATTCATCCAAAGACAAATATAAATACAGATCTAACCCCCTCTAATCCCCCAAGGGGGAAGGGTAAGTTTGACCCGTTGAGTATCCCGGTTCCTGAATGGCTGGATGCGTCGTCCTGGAGGGAGTGGGTTGCCTATCGTCAGCAGTCTGGCAAGGCCATCAAAACTGAACTGACCGTCACTAAAGCGTTCCGCCTGCTGAAAGAGTGCCTGGACGAAGGTCACGATCCGGTAGCCGTGATCAACACCAGCATCGCAAACGGGTACCAGGGTCTGTTCAAACCAAAATTCGGTCTTAACAACCGCAAGGCGGCCCGGGATGTGAATCACATTTCCCAGCCAGACAAAAAAATTCCAACGGGCTTCAGGGGATAAACATGAAAAACGCAATCGGCACCGGCAGCGCGCTTGAGCGCCTGCGGAAGTTTATCCCGGCCAGCGTGCAGCCAAAATTCAACAGCGTCGCAGAATGGCAGGCATGGCAGCAGGAAGAGGGCCGTAAACACTGCCAGCAAATCGAGAAGCAAAACCAGCGCGCCCGCTCTGAGAAGATTTTTGGTCGTGCCGGAATACAAGCCCTGCACCGCAGCTGCTCGTTCGCGAACTACGAAGTGACAGGCCCGGAACAGCGGCAGGCCTACAGCATGGCGAAGAGCTACGCGCAGAACTTTGGCGGAGGCGGATTCGCAAGTTTCGTCTTCAGCGGCGCACCGGGTACCGGAAAGAATCATCTGGCGGCGGCGATCGGCAACCACCTGCTGGCAGCCGGGCACTCCGTTCTGGTGGTGACCATCCCTGACCTGATGCTCCGTGTTCGCGAGTGCTACGACGGCGGACAGTCTGAGTCAGCGCTGCTTAACGACCTGTGTAACGTCGATCTCCTGGTGCTGGACGAAGTAGGCATCCAGCGCGGCTCCAGCGGTGAGAAGGTGATCATCAACCAGGTCATCGATCGCCGCCTATCCGCCATGAAGCCAGTAGGCATCCTGAGCAACCTGAATTACGAAGAGTTGGTTGCCACACTCGGCGCGCGGGTCATCGATCGTCTGCGAATGGACAGCGGGATCTGGGTCAACTTCGACTGGGCAAGCTATCGCGGGAACGTATCTCACCTGCGCTCTGTTAAATAATTTTCGGAAGGCAAAACGATGGAAACAGTAACTCAAGCACTGGAAAAGATGGGCAGGGCAACGTACCGCGAAGTGGCAGCCCGTCTGGATATCGAACCTGTTGAGGCTCTGAACATGCTGCGCGAACAGCGCGATCAGGGGCTGTGTGATTTTTCCGATGGCGGCTGGTTCATTGGCAAAGTGACTGGTGCGAAACGCACTGCGTTGGCGCCAGCGCCTAAACCGGTACTTCATGGCGTAGCGCCTGATCCCGTTGACCCTGAAGTAATCAGGGAGCTGCTGGCGAAGAACGGCGCCATGGATACAGCGGCGTTGGCTCTGGCAGTTAATCGCAACGGGCGTGGGATGACCTCGGCAATGCGCGCGCTCGAGCGCCAGGGTGTCGTGGTGAAGAACGGGCAGGGCAAGGGCGTAACCTGGTCACTGCCGGCGGCGCCAGCTGAACCAGAGCCAGTACCTGTATCTCCTGCAGCACCTGCAGTTCCCGCGTTTACCGACGCCGATAAGCCGCTGGAGCAGTTCGTCAACGAGATCCCCGCGTTCACCGAACGGCATGTTGCAGGGCAGGTGATCCCGACGGTCCAGGTGATCTCCCGAGAAATCCGCCGCACCAAAAACAAGCTGGCGAGCCTGGAGAAACTGCGCGATGCGGTCCGGGTTGTTGGACGCCACAAAAACCTCGTAAACCAGCTGGTGGGGGAGGCGGACCATGCCAAGACCCAAAACTCGTAAAGAACGCTCCCTGTTCATCGCCTGGATTATTGAGCTGGTGAAAACGCATGGCCGCGCAACGACCAACGATGTCGCTGCTATGTTCGGTCTGCATCGCACCACCGCCGAGAAGTATATCCGGGCTGCCATACAGCAGGGCAATCTTATCCGCCACGGTCGCAGCGGCGTCTTCCGCGATCAGCGCGCAGTTATCGATTTTGACATGGAGCGTTATACGCACCGAGGAGCATCTCATGAGTGATTCACTGAACAACAAAGAGCTTGTGGCCGTTGGTCATCAGTTTGCGAAGGCGATGAGCAGCGACACGCCGATCATTGATATGGCGAAGATGTTCACTCGCCTGGCCGAACGGCTGGACTGCACCACTGCGGCGCTGCGTGAGATGACAAAGCAGCGGGATGCGCTGGCGGCCATGCTCCAGTCTGAACCGGAGAATGAGGCCGCCAAACATAGGTGATTTGTAACACATCGATCAAATGCTGATTATAGGGAATCAGATTATTTTTTTGATTCCCTTTTTGGGAAAGGAAACTTCAAATAATCCATGTCGAAGTTAATTTCTACCTCATTGACCCATTTCCACCACTTGTTTCTATACTCAACAGCGTAACAGTGCTCTTTTGCTTCCTGAAGGTTGTCTAATAACTCTTCACTCAATTCAGGATGCTTTTCGATGAAATCGTTAAGGTTTTTTTCAAAAACACAAGAACGAAGCGCCATCCAATAGAAAGCCTTGCGCATTTCTACTATTTGCGCCTCATATGCCTTAATCTTCCCTTTATACTGAGCTTCCATTGCATTTTTTTGAATCCTCAGTTTCGAAAGAGCGGCATCCGCACCCAAACGCTGAGTCTGTAAATCAAGCTCGTGAGCTAGTTTTTCTTTATGAGCAGTCTCGCTTGCTCTGTGTGCTTCTCTATCCCTTTGCGCGGCATCGAAGTCGTGGTTAAAAAATGGATTATTACCTTTTCCCCAGAAACCCATAAACATATCCTCAAGTTAATGTGCGTGAACCCACCGAGACTCTCAGGCTCATCCTCCCAAAATCGGAAGTATATAGCAATGCATGCTATCGCCGTTCACTAAGGTGTTGGTGCAGGCAAACCTGCTGAAGCTCTGTGCTGGGAGGGAACAGGCCGCCTGATTCATTCCCTGAACGCCGCTTACCCGCGGCATTTCTTCGCCTGATCGATAATACCGATCGATATCACGAGATTGATCTATGGAATCGATCAGATATTAACCGTGGCGCGGCAACAAATTATCAACCTGACATGAAGTGTCAGTGCCTCAATATACCGTCACGAGCAGGCCTGCTCTCGGTATTCCGGGATTGAGGGTTTTCTAATCAGGTATTTACCCCAGTAGTTTCTTCACAGCCAAAGTGTTAAAAATAAAGGTCAGTTTTTACAGGGAAGTAGCGTAAAAATTTATTAAAATCAATCAGATGAATGGAATTGCGTCTACATGCCTTTCATGTGCATACTTAGGCCAAACGGATAATTACTGTTTATATATACAGTATTTTGTTGTATGGTTTAAGTGCTACAGAAAAAAATGAATTTTTCTTCCGGCGAACCTATTAGGAAATTTGCGCCATTTGTTATTTTGGCTCTGTAGAGTGGAGTTCTCCCCGCCGGGAGAGGGTATTTGTAGATAGCAAAGTGAGGGGGTTGATGTGAAAGAGAGTAAGGAGCAGGGTGACTGGTATGACATTATCAGGCGTTCAGACGGCAAGGTCATTGGCTCTATGCCGTTCGAAAGTCGATGTCTCGTTTATACCCGAAATGGGCTTGTATCATGCCGCCCGCTGCTGGAGGACGAAGGGATCTTCAATCTGTCGTCCGGAACTCGTTTTCTTCGCCGCCTCGGCTACCACGTCAAGCAACCCTCTGATATTATGATATCAACGGACTGAACACCCGTTGACCTGATGCGCCACGGAGAACACCATGGCGCAGTTACAACTCATCAAGCAGTCATCAGGAATCCTGATCCCGGCTACGCCCGAGACCAGCGAATTACTGCAAACAAAAATCAAGCTCGGCGCCGTACTGGTGGCCGACTTCAGGCAGGTCCGTAATCCGGCCTTTCACCGTCGTTTCTTCGCTCTGCTGAATCTTGGTTTCGAATACTGGGAGCCAACCGGCGGCGCTATCTCATCCAACGAGCGCAAGCTGGTGACCGGCTATGCGAAGTTTCTGGCCTCGTTCGGCGGGAGCGAAACCGCGCTGATTGACGCTGCTGAGCAGTATCTCGAGCAGGTTGGCAGCCGCCGCATCACCAATGGCATCAGCCTGTGCAAATCCTTCGACGCCTATCGCGCCTGGGTGACCATCGAATCCGGCCACTACGACACCATCCAGCTGCCTGACGGCACCCTCCGGAAACATCCCCGCAGCATCGCCTTCGCCAATATGGACGAGACCGAGTTCCAGCAGCTCTACAAAGCCTCGCTCGATGTCCTGTGGCGCTGGATTTTGTCGCGCGCATTCAGGAACCAGCGCGAGGCTGAGAACGCCGCTGCGCAGCTGCTGAGCTTCGGGAGCTGACCAGATGGCGAAATCATGGTTCCACTACATCGAATGCACAACCGAGCAGGCCGACGAACTTCAGCGGCAGTACCAGCGTCGTGGCGTAGCCGTAACGCGCAGCCTCAACCCCGGTTATCAAACATGGACCGTCAGCGTAGAGCGACAGGAGGTTAAGTACCTCGAGCCCACGCCGCGGACGTTCCGCCAAAAGGTCTGGGGGTGAGCATGGCTAAGAAACCCCGCCGTAAGTGCGTAAACCAGAGCTGTCGTGAGTGGTTCCACCCGGCTCGTGACGGCCAGGTGGTCTGCTGCTACGAGTGCGCCACCGCCGTTGCCAAAGCGCAGACTGCGAAGAACCGGGCCGAGGCTCTGCGTGCTGAGAAGAAGCGCCAGCGTGAAGAGGAGAAAGAGCAGAGGGCGCAGCAGGCCGAACGCCGCCAGGCAGTTAAACCTCTCAGCTACTTCATCAAGCAGGCCCAGCATGCATTCAACGAATTCATCCGGTACCGGGATCGCCACTTGCCGTGCGTCAGCTGCGATCGCCACCACGAAGGACAGTACCACGCGGGGCATTTCCGCACTACCGGTGCTAACCCGGAGCTGCGCTTCGACGAGGACAATTGCCATAAGCAGTGTTCGGCCTGCAATAACCACCTATCCGGCAACCTGACGGCATACCGCCCGGCGCTGATCGCCAAAATCGGACAGGCCCGTTTTGACGCCCTTATGGGGCCACACGAATTACCGAAATGGAAGCGTGACGACTACATCCGGATCCGCGACGAGTATCGCGCAAAGCTCAAAAAACTAAAACAGCAGGTGGCAGCATGAAACCAGAACTAATCGAATCGCTTCGCATGCGCTGGCTGCGCCTCCGCATTTATCGCCGCCCGGGAACGGTGCTGGAGGACTACCGCATTCTTCGTAACTTTATTCGCATTTACCAGATGGCAGGAGCCACAGCATGAACCTCGAAAACACCGTGAAATATCACTTCGCAAAGTCCACGATGATCAGCGACTCCCCGCGCGCCACAGCATCAGATTCACTGACCGGCACGGATATAATGGCTGCCATGGGTATGACGCAGGAACGCGCCGCCATGGGCTATAGCGCTTTCCTCGGCAAAATGGGGATCAGCAATAACGACCGGGAGAGGGCGATCGCGCTACTGGCTGAATACGCGCTAACGAAATGCGATAAGGTCGCCGCGCTGCGCAAGTTGAGCGAAGGAGTTAAGCCGCTGGTAATGCATCAGTTGGCCACGTTCGCGTTTGAGGACTACTCCCGCAGCGCAGCCAGCGTGAAACCGTGCGATTGCTGCGCGGGGCAGGGGTTTATCGAGGCTGACGTGTTCACTATGAAAACCAGCATGTCTGGGTGCGCAAAGGACATCATTCAAAAATCAAAGAAATGGGGACTGAAGGTTATTCCCTCGCAGCATCAGAACCGGCGCCAGGTAAAAGAAGTTGCCCGCGTTCTATGTGTGACCTGCCAAGGGAAGAAGGTTGTCAGCTGCGCCTGTAACGACTGCCGGGGGCGCGGGACGGCAGTAAACCAGAAAGAAACGAAGAAGCAGGGCGTGCCGGTGTTTGGCACCTGCAAGCGCTGCGGCGGGAGAGGGTACGAGCGGATCCCTTCGACAGAGGCCCATGCAGCTGTTTGCCAGATTACTGATGCGATCAGCCTGGATACCTGGAAGAAGTCGGTTAAGCCGTTTTACGATCAGCTGATCACGAAATTTGATATCGAAGAAGCCTGGGCAGAAGCGCAGCTTAAGCGGATAACACGATAATGCTCACGAAAACGGCTTACGTTTCAATCATGGGCTATTTACTTTTCCCGAATCTGTGTTAATTTTGTTCCAACGATGGGCATTACGTGTTCACCGTTAAAAAACCCGCCACCGAGCGGGTTTTTTATTATTTGCGCCTTCGTGAGTTGCCCGTGAAATCACTGTTCCTAACCAGAATCAAGATTCTTGGGGAACCTCACACCTCTGGAGGCTCCCTCCGTTCTTCATGCAGAGTGCACTTCACGAACTTGTAATATCTACCTAACGACCAGGACAGGGCATTTCGCGTGCCGTACAACAGCCGCAGCATTCGAACCTAGCAGATATGTGGATATATCAGGTTTATGGGATGCAATAATTATTAAGTCAGCGTCTATCATATCAGCAAGCTTAAGGATCTGGTCCTTTGGCGACCCCGCCACTGCGTGTAGTTGTATTTTGTCAGCAGGAATTATAAATTTCTTAACGATCTCATCCAGCTTTGATTTGGCAGCGTCCTGGAATTCTTTCATCTTTGGCATTTCTACTGAATATGCCAGGCCTAATGATGAGTAATACGGAAGCGAAGGTACAACCGTGAGAAAATGGACTTTTGCTGTGTTGAGGACTGCATGCGCCTGAACAAAGGGAATCACCATGTTTGTCAGGCTATCCTCGGAAACGTCAATGGGAACCAAAATAGAGTTATACATTTGACCCTCCTGTGTGTTTTTTGCACACCCCAAGGTTAGCCCCTTGATTGCCAGAAAACAGAGAGCCAGATGCCAGAACGATTAAAAAGCTGCGGTCAGATTAGTGAAAATAATTTAATAACTATCTTTTATGGATAGTGTCACGTAGAGTGCCTGGGTGGTGAATCCCCCTATGCGGTGGGGCGGCTAGACAGGCAGGTGAGTAACGCGGTTCTGTGGTCTGGCGCAGGGTCACTGGGAGGCACCCGGCATCACACCCACTCATGCACTTCTTTGTCCGGCTCTGATGTAGGTTATGTTGCGCACAGCAAGCCTGGATTCCGGTTTACATATCAGATAATGTCATCCTGATGAGTTCTGTCAGAGCTTGCAGAGGACAATCATTATGGAAGAAGGATTCTACTGGATACAGTACGGCGGCAGAGTTCAGGTTGCTTATTACACTGACGGCGAAACTGAAGACCTTGAAACAGGCAGAATCTTTACTGGTATCTGGCACCTTACACAAGGTGATGATATTTGTAATGACGGAGAGACTGAGATTTTATCAGGCCCGTTAACGCCACCACATATTTAAAAGAAACACCGGTGCGTTTCAATATATGGTATAGGCTTATATTTGGTGAATCCCCCTGTGCGGTGGGGCAATCCAGTTAATATGTATGTACTTGCGGCTCGTATAACTGGTAACGAGTCCCCGGGAGGCACCCGGCACCTATCTGAGTATCCGTGACTGTTTCAATTTATGCCTGCTTGTAAAAGCAGGCATTTTTTATCCCCACTTTGAAACTGGTGCTATCTTTAAATTGTGAACCAGACCATAACCGCCCACCCGACATCCTGGTCGGGAAGTGACGCTGCTCGACACAGTTGTTGCACCGGGAATGGCCAAGTAACACGACTACCTACTTAAATTGTTTAATTAGTTAGGCCTGCTGAATAAGCGGGCCTTTTTTTATTTCAGACTCTCGGAAACCCCCATCAAGGTCTGTCGTTAATTCATCCGGCGAGCCTGAGCCCTACCCACACAGCACCCGCATCCTGGCGAGGTGAGAGAAATGTCCCGTATGAGCAAACTTGTCACCGGAGTCGCCCTCGGCACCTCAGGAGGAACCATCCTGAACGGCGTCCTCACAAAACTGAGTCCTGACGAATGGAGCGCCATCGGCGTACTGGCAGGTATTGCCGGGATTATCGTTACCGGACTCATTAACTGGTATTTCAAACGCAAGGTCGCTAATGCGCAAGTTAAGGCGCTGGAGAAATACGGCCCGGCGGTGAAAGTTGGAGAAGACTGATATGCCAATGACCAGCAGCCTTCGCAATAAACTGATCGCCGCAGCTGGTGGCGGTGCAATGCTGATTGCCTCACTTTTCCTCGGTGGGCAGGATGGCGTCGAAGGGCGCAAGTATGAGGCCTATAAAGACGTCGCCGGGGTGTGGACTGTGTGCGACGGCCATACTGGGCGGGATATCGTCAGGGGCAAGACTTATACCGATCGCGAGTGTGACCAGTTGCTGTGGAAAGACCTCCAGCCAGCCAAGCGTACGGTAGACAATCTGGTCAGGGTGCCGCTGGGCGAGTATCAGCGCGCCGCGCTTTACAGCTTTGTCTTTAACGTTGGTTCTGACGCGTTCTCGAAGTCTACGCTGCTGCGCAAACTGAACAAAGGTGATCACGACGGGGCGTGCGAAGAAATGCGCCGTTGGGTTTACGCTGGTGGCATGAAATGGAAAGGCCTCCAGAACCGGCGAGAGATGGAGCGATCGATGTGCCTGGCGGAGAGTAAACATGACCTTTAGCCTTCGAACGATTCTGCTGCTCGCTGTCATGATCATGCTACTCGCTTGTGGCTATGGCGAGTTACGTTACAGGAATGGCTGGTATGCCCACGCTGAACACATCAACGTGCTGGCCGCTGATAAGCGGGCCAAAGCCGAAAAGGCTATTCAGCCTGTCGAACTGAAGGCCGCTCAGGCCAGAGACGAAGGCCGGGTAATCTACCGAACCATAACCCGTGACGTGGTGAAATATGTCCAGGATCCAAATCGTACCGTTTGTGATTTTGACGATGAGTCTGTCCGGCTGCGCAGAGAGGCAATCGACGCTGCCAACTCCATCAGCGGATTTGATGCAGGAACCCTGCAAGGGAAGTAACGCTGGCACCAATAGCGATGAAGATCTGCAGGCTGATATCGAAACTGCGGAATGCCTGCGCCAGCTGCGCCTCGATAAGTACCGCTGGCAGGCCTGGTATAAAGCCGTGAAGTGAATGCAAAGCTAACTGCTTGTGGGCTTGATGGCTCCGAAAAATGTCCCTTCCGAAATGAAATCCTGCAGTTCGGAAGGGAGACCAAGAGGGTCAACATTACAAGGAGAATATCAATGTAGTGCATGACTCAATAAAAATCCCAAGTATTAAAATAATAACGAAAATGACACTTTTTTTTCTGATTAGGCTAATACCTGCTGAATATTTATTAGCCCGACTAAGCAAAAAGTTTTATACAACTCACATTAAAAATTTTGGCATCAACTACATTCAAATTGCACGAGTGATTCGACATCTTTGCCATTTAAGCCAATCCCCCTAAGCGGTGGGGCAACCAGTAAAAGCTGGACGTATGCGAATTTGCTTACTGGAGTAAGTTCACCGGGAGGCACCCGGGGTTTGAGGGAAAGACTGAAGGAACAGGCATAACGTCGAACTTTGTGCAAAAGCTATCTACATTGCTGTATGACCCTGACCAGTTCTGTCCGAGCTGGTCTTTTTTTGACAAAAAAAGCCCCCTGGAGAGAGGGCAAGACATGCTATGGACGGATGTTTCTGAGTGTACTCATGCGGGTCATGAGACAGTTCCATGGGATTCCCTGGTGCAGGTAGGAGCCTTGCAGGGAGTTATAAATATGGTCCGTGGTTCTGATTCAACAAGCGGAAGCAGTAACACCAGGATGATTCTTAATACATAAAAGTAAACGTCCTGATATAGGGTCATATGCTTCGTTAAAGTCTTAACCCTGAGGCCCGGACACCGTCTCCTCTGAACTTTAAGCATAGAAAATTCTTAGCCTCGAAATCGAGAGGCTTTTAATCACCGAGGAATAAGCATGACAGTAGTTCTTACAGCAAAACAGATTGAGGACCTGGCAGCCTTCGCTAAAGAGGACGGCCAGGCACAATACACCATCACCACTGTGACAATCCCTGAGTTCGAAGCGGATGATGGTGAGGTTACCCCTGAGTATACCGGACTGATTGCTTACTCCGATTCACTTGAGCATGGTGTCCTGCAACTCGACGACTAAGCAACCATTACAAAGCTCATCTGCTGGTGGGCTTGATAATGGTGATGAATATCTCATTTTTTATTGTAGTTGACATAAAATCCTTTATTTTCATTGTGATAAAATTATAGGGCATCAATGAAAAGGAGGTGCATATGTTCGACGTAACTGTGTTCGGAGCAGGGCGTTTTGGAGCAGTTTACCATGTTGAAAAGCATGAGTTGACGATCAAGGTTCCTGACTGTCAGGTGAAGGCTCGAGAAATGGTTGGTGGCGTGGCGGTCACCCCCGATGTGGAGTATCAGGTCTTTGAATTCCAGGTGGATGACGAGATTTATCTGATCGGAGTTAACGGGCGCAGGCCAAGCGACAATGTGATTAAATCCCACATCCAGCATGGCGACCCTAAGCCTAAGCCATACAAAACACTGTAACCGCCTCCGGGCGGTTTTTTATTGCCATCACTATGGGTAGACCCATCGTAATGGCTTTATGCAAAAGCTCTGGCGCTGGTATGTAATTACTTTGCTAGTAATGCCTCGGCTATGTAATCCCAACGGTCAAGATACTGCCCCTCATCAGCTTTGCTTATTTTGAATAGGGGGGCACTGTGATGCCAGGTGGCATGGCTGGCGACTACTTCGCTCGGAACGATGAAAACTTCGGGAAAGGTTTTATTGGCTATATCTTCAGACATATTGCAGAACACGTAAAAGAAATCAGGAGAGGCAGCAGGCATGTGCTTGCCGACCATCCATTGACGTGGCTGGCTTCTTGCCCAAGAGCCTTTAACCTGAATACTGATACTCTTTGAACCGTCAATAGTGGCAATTATATCTACAGCGCTAGAACCACTCGTTGTTAGTGCTGCGGATATTCCCAGGCGTGACAGCATATAGGCAATGAAGTATTCACCTGCATCCCCAGCGCTTTTAGAAGAGCGTTTAACAATTTCTGACATACTCAATCCTTTGGAATAAAACATGGCACTCACCGACAAACAAGAAATGTTCTGTCGCGAGTACCTCATCGACTTAAACGCCACGCAAGCGGCTATTCGGGCGGGGTACAGCGTCAAAACTGCAAACCGCATCGCCGCCCAGCTATTGTCAAAACTTGACATCCAAAACAGAATCGCCGAACTCAAAGCGAAGCGCAACGAAGTTGTGGGTATTGATGCTGATTATGTGCTCCGACGCTTAGTTGAAATCGACCAAATGGACGTTCTGGATATCCTCAATGATGACGGCAGCCTCAAAGCGATCAGCATGTGGCCTAAGTCATGGCGAACCACGCTCACCGGGCTTGATATCAGCACGACCATACAGAACTTCGACGAGGAAACGGCGGAAACCATCCTCAAAAAGATAAAGTGGCCTGACAAGGTGAGGAACCTTGAGTTGCTCGGTAAGCACGTTCGCGTGCAGGCCTTCAAAGAGCAGGTTGAGCAGAAAGTCGTAGCGACCCACAACGTCATGCTGGTACCGACTAGCGACAACGTGGATAGCTGGGAAGCGGCAGCACAGAAGCAGCAGAGCGAGGTTCTTGGTGGATGAATTACAAAGCCGTCTGGAAACCTCTGCCGGGATCGCAATCGCTCTCACTGAGCTGCCCCTGTAACGAAATTCTCTACGAGGGAACGCGCGGTCCGGGTAAAACTGCCGCGCAGCTGGCGCGTTTCCGTCGCCTCGTTGGCCTGGGCTATGGCTCGTTCTGGCGTGGCGTGATATTCGATACCGAGTATAAGAACCTTACCGACATCATCACCCAGTCGAAGCGTATGTACCGCCTGTTTAACGACGGTGCGCGTTATCTGGCGTCAGCATCTGAGCTGCGCTGGGTGTGGCCTACCGGTGAAGAGCTGTTGTTCCGCTTCGGGAAGGAAGAGGGCGACTACTGGGACTATCACGGTCAGGAGTTCCCGTTCATTGGCTTCAACGAGCTGACCAAGCAGCAGTCTGGTGAGTTCTACGAGATGATGTTCTCCTGCCGGCGATCATCTTTTCGGCCCGAGAACTACCCGAGGGATGATGGCTCACTGCTGAAGCCGATTCCACTGGAGACATTCAGCACCACAAACCCGTTTGGCATCGGCCACACATGGGTTAAGAAGCGCTTCATTGAGCCTGCGCCGCGCGGCACCATCATTCGCGAAACGCAGAAGGTGTTTAACCCTCAGACCGAGCGAGAAGAGGACGTGACGCTGACGCGTGTCGCTATCCACGGTTCGTTCAAAGAGAACCCGTATCTGGATCCGCAGTACATCGCGACGCTGATGGCAATCAAAGACCCTAACCGGCGCAAAGCCTGGGTAGAGGGTTCATGGGATGTCACCAGCGGTGGTCGCTTTGACCATCTGTGGAATGCCTCGCATCACGTGATTAAGCCGTTCCGCATTCCCGATAGCTGGACGGTTGACCGCTCTCATGACTGGGGAGAATCGAAGCCGTTCTCCAACCTCTGGTGGGCGCGGGCTGACGGCACCACCGCCGAGCTGCCTGATGGTCGCCAGTTCTGCCCGCCTGCCGGGTCGCTGATCCTCATTGGCGAGTGGTACGGCTGCCCGCCTGATGAGCTGAACAAAGGGCTGAATATGTCATCCACCAACGTTGCTAAGGGCGTGGCGTGGATTGATAAGCGTCTGGTGGGAGAGGAGCTTGCTGAGCCCGAGGAGATAAAACTCAACGGGGTAACTCAGGGGCAACTAAACATTATGCCCGGCATCTGCAAGAAGGTAGTTCCCGGCCCTGCTGACGGTGCGATCTACAACACTGGCGATGACGAACTCTCCATTGCACAGAAAATGGAATCGCAGGGCGTCAAATGGGTGCCATCCAATAAAAAACCGGGATCGCGCGTGAACGGCGCGGCGCTATTTGCTGACATGCTCGAGGCCGTGATTGAAGGTAAAAAGCTGGAATCAGGCATGCCTGAGAAGCCAGCCTTCTACGCATTCGACTATTGCCGGGGCTGGATTAGCCGTGTGCCGGTGCTCGTTCGCGACAGTAAGAACCCTGACGACGTAGACACCCAGCAGGAAGATCACGACTGGGATGGCACGCGCTACGCCGTCCTGCATTCACCGCCGAAGAAAGTCGGCAAAGTCACCAGCCTGAGGCTCTAACTCCATGCCTGATATTTCAACACCCAATCTGGACTATGGGAACATGGTGCAGGCGTGGGACATTAACGACGCCCTGATGGGCGGCACGCTGTACATGCGCCAGCTTGGTGAGGCTTATCTGCCGCGCTGGCCGAAAGAGGACAAAGAAGATTACAAAAAGCGCCTGGCGGTGGCCACGCTACTTCCTGCCTACGAAGAGACGATCAACCAGAACGTCGGGCGCGTATTCGCTGAACCAATCCAGTTGGGCGAAAACGTGCCGGACCAGCTGCGTGAGTTCGCGAAAGACGTGGACCTTGAAGGCACCCGCCTCGATGTATGGGCGCAGGCATTCTTCAGCCTGGCGATGCAGTACGGTCTGTCCCATGCGCTGGTGGACTATCCGCGTGTGGACGCAGAGCAGGTCAGGACGAAAGCTGACGAAAAGGCGACCGGCGCGCGCCCGTACGTCACCATGCTGAATCCCCGCCAGGTGATCGGCTGGAAGTCGAAGATGACCGGCGGTAAGGTCGTGCTCACGTCGCTGCGCATCAAAGAGGTGGTGGTCGAAGACGGTGACGACTTCGGGCAGACGAAAGTCGAACAGATCCGCCTCCTGACGCCGGGCACGGTGCAGATTTACCGGAAGGCTACCGGTGCAGAGGGGCAGGCCACCTGGACGTTACATGACGAATGGCAAACCTCCCGCCGCGACATCACCCTGGTCACGCTCTACACCAAACGCACCGGTTTTATGTGCGGCTCACCGCCGCTGCTCAACATGGCGCTGCTGAACGTCAAGCACTGGCAGAGCCAGAGCGAGCAGGACAACATCCTCCACGTCGCCCGGGTGCCCATCCTCACCGTGTTCGGGTTGGAGGAGGGGCAGGAGCTGGTAATTGGTTCTTCATCTGCGGCAAGTTTCAATGATCGGCAGAAACAGGGCCTCGAGTACGTCGAGCACACCGGCTCCTCCATCGGCGCTGGCAAAGAGTCGCTGGCTGAGCTGGTGGAGCAGATGCGCCAGGCTGGCGCAAAGCTGCTGCGCTCCGACAATACCTCGACCAAGTCTGTTGATCAGACCTCAGAAGAGAAGATGCAGGAGCAGTCGCCGCTATACACCATGGCAACCAGCCTGGAAGATGCGATCGACAACATCCTGCAAATCATGGCCGAGTACATCGGCGAGAAAGACGGCGGCAGCGTCGATGTACGCACTGAACTGGATGTTGAGTCGAAAGAGTTCAACCCTCCGGCGGCGCTGGCTATTCAGTCCCTCCGTCAGGGTGGTGACCTCCGCCGTATTGACGCGATTAAGGCGCTGCAGAAGCTCAACCTGATTGACGCTGATGCAGATCCCGATGTGGTGCTGAGCGAACTGCTGGCTGAATCAGCTTCGCTGAATGAACCGCCGCCTGGCGAGGTGTGATATGACCCGGTCCGTTAACGATCGCCTGCAGGACGAGACGATAGCGCATGGCCTGTATGTGACCCGCTATGGTAATGGCGTTGCCCGGCGCATGGTGGCGTTGCTGAGTAAGATGGATAATGACCTGGCGGCCAGGCTGCTGGTGCTGCTGGACGGCAAGCGTGCAGACACCTACAGCGCCCTCCGTCTGGCTTCGCTGCTGGCTGGCGTACGCGACCTGAACCAGCAGGCCTACGAACCGGTCAATGATGCGCTGGCGCGGGAGCTGACGCGCTACGTTGAGTATGAGGCCGGGTATCAGCTGGACCTGTTTAACAGCATTATCCCTAAGCAGATACTTAAACACGTTCCGCTGCAAAGTATCGCACCCGAGCAGGTTTATGCCGCAGCAGTGGCGCAGCCGTTCCAGGGGCGCCTACTGAAAGAGTGGGGCCAGAAGCTTGAATCGGATCGTCTGGACAAAATCACCAACGCTGTGCGCTCCGGTTTCCTCCAGGGTGAAACCGTAGAGCAGATTGTCCGGCGCGTAGCCGGCACGGCAAAACTTAACCGTGAAGATGGGGTGATCAATGCATCCCGGCGTGACCTGGCGGTGGTGACCCGCACCGCGGTGAATCACATGGCTGCCACGGCGCGTCAGGAGTTCGCTCAGGCCAACAGCGATATCGTGAAGGCTAAACAGTGGTCCTCCACCCTGGATACGCATACTAGCCAGTGGTGCATAATCCGTGACCGCAAGCTCTACACGCTCGACGGCAAGCCGCTTGGGCATGCGATCCCTTATCTGCGCGGGCCCGGCAAAATCCACTTCTGCTGTCGCTCCGGTGAAATCCTGATTACCAAATCGTGGGAAGAGCTGCAGATAGCCTCAGGCGAACTGAGCAGCGCTACGCGTGCGTCGATGGACGGGCAGGTGCCAGCGCATACCAGCTATGCCGACTGGCTTACCCGGCAACCGTACGCGCGGCAGGAACAGGTGCTGGGCGTAACCCGGGCCATGATGCTACGTGACGGCAAAATCACGGTGCCGGAGATGTTCAACGATGCCGGGGAGTTCCTGACCCTGGACGAACTGCGCCGCGTGGATGTGCTGGTGTTAAAAGGATAATTTATGCGTAACGAAGATTTACACCACGTTGGAGACGGACGCGGTAAGCGACGGGTGTTCGTTAACGGCAACGAGGTCAAACGCTGCATATGGGCGGATGTTAAGCGAGGAATCGCATGCTTTTACCCATACCCAATTCGGATCCACAAGCGAAAGCGCGATGAAGTCTATACCCGCAAACTGCGCGGCGTAGTAACCGTCGAATTTATCTAACAGGCTGCCTCCGGGCGGCCTTTTTTATGCCTGCCGCTGAGCGGATGCGACGCGGTGACCGGGTCGGATGACCTACTACCAATGGCCGGAAGGCTGGAGCAAAACAATGAAACTCAAACTCGATGCTAACGGAAATGTGGTCGTTGAAAACGGTATGCCTGTGTACGTCCATGATGACGGCAAGGAGTTCCCGTTCGATGCAGCCGCAGCGATGACCAAAATCACCTCCCTGAACGGTGAAGCCAAAACTCACCGTGAGGCGAAGGAGGCGGCGGAAGCCAGTCTCGCGAAATTCGCTGGCATCTCCGACCCGACCAAGGCGCTTGAGGCCCTGGAAATGATGACCAAAATCGACCAGAAGAAGCTGATCGACGCTGGCGCCGTTGACCAGGTGAAGGCCGAGATCACCAAGGTTTACCAGCAGCAGCTGGACGAAGCGAACGGCAAGACCAAACAGCTCGAAACCCAGCTCTACGACGAGATGATCGGCGGCCGCTTCGGTGGTTCGAAATTTATCTCCGAGAAGATGGCGATCCCGGCTGAGTTCGTGCGTTCCCACTTCGGCCAGAACTTCAAAATCGAAGATGGCAAGGTCGTGGCCTACGACGGGCAGGGCAACAAGGTGTTCTCCCGCACCAAGCCCGGCGAACTGGCTGGCTTCGATGAAGCGCTGGAATCCCTGGTCGAGTTGCATCCGCAGAAAGACTACATCCTCAAAGCGTCCGGCAACAGCGGCGGTGGCTCTCACCAGTCGCAGCATCAGGCCGGGCAGAAAACCATGAAACGCGCTGCTTTCGACGCCTTACCGCCAGTTGAACAACAAACGGTAATTGGCGGCGGCATGAGCATCGTTGATTAACCGAAAGGAAACCTGAATGTCCAACACCCTCACTGGCCTCATCCCAACCATCTTCACCGCCCTGAATCGCGTATCCCGCGAGCAGGTGGGCTTTATCCCGGCGGTGGCCCGTAACGCCAAAGCCGATGCCGCGGCTAAAGACCAGACCGTGACCGCACCGGTCGCACCAAAAACCACCACCGTTGATATCACTCCGGCAGCAACCGCGCCAAACGACGGTGATCAGAACATTGGTACTGTGGACGTCAAAATCACCAAGTCCAAAATGGCCCCGGTCAAATGGAATGGTGAAGAGCAGCTTGCCATCGGGCCATCTGGTACCTATGACATTGTCCTGGCTGACCAGTTCTCTCAGGCGTTCCGCGCTCTGAGCAACGAAATGGACGCTGACCTGGCAGGGCTGGCTTACAAGTCTTCCCGGGCAGTTGGTGCGCCGAAAGACACCCCGTTCAGCATCAAAGACGACTTGTCTGATGCGGCGAACGCTCGCCAGGTGCTGACTGATAACGGCGCCCCAACCACTGACCTGCGCATGGTCCTGGGCGGCGAAGCGATGGCGTCCATCCGTGGTAAACAGTCCGTACTGTTCAAAGCGAACGAAGCCGGTACCGATCAGCTGCTGCGTGAAGGCATTATTGGTCGTGTGATGGGCTTTAACCTGCACGAATCCGCCAACATCAAGCGCACCGCGAAAAGCTCTGCTGCGGGCTATAAGGTCAACGGCGCGAAGAAAGAGGGCGACATCATTGTTGCTATCTCTGCTGGCACTGGCGGTATTGCTGCCGGAACCGCAGTGAAGTTCGATGGCGATGACAACCAGTACATGGTCGTAGCGGCAACCTCTTCCACTATCACCATCGGCGCGCCGGGCCTGCGTCAGGATCTTGCAGACCAGGCAACTGTCACTGTGCTGAGCGAGTTCGCGCCAAACGTTGCCTTTGACCGTAACGCATTCCTGCTGGCTTGCCGTACCCCGGCCATGCCTAAAGGCGGCGATACCGCTGACGACGTGATGAACGTAACCGATCCGGTCTCTGGTATCACCTTCCAGATCGCGCTGTATCGCCAGTACCGTCAGGTGCGTTACGAGGTTGGTGTGGCATGGGGTGTGGCATCTGTTCAGCCTGAACACTCCACCATCATCATGGGTTAACCCAGGGGGCTTCGGCCCCTTTCTTATTCAGGAGGCCCAATGGCCGGATTGACCAAAGAGCAGCGCGCACAGCGTGAGGCTGAAAAGCTTGCCGCGCAGAATGGCGCTGAACAAACTCCTGTCCAGCAGGACCAGCAGCAGGACCAGCAGCAGGACCAGCAGCAGGACCAGCAGCAGGACCAGCAGCAGGACCAGCAGCAGGACCAGCAGCAGGACCAGCAGCAGGACCAGCAGGGTGTTGAGCTTGTGGTGATGGTGCGCGATGAGCCTGAATTTCCCGGCGGCCCGCTGAGCGCTGAGGTTCACCCTGACGAAGTGGATAACTGGCTGGCGCTGGACTGGCGTCTGGAGGAATAACAATGCTGGTTGCCGATCCCCATTCGCCTGACTTCAACAGCTACGCCAGCGTTATTGACCTTCGCACGTTCGCGGCGGGGCGCGGATATGCCGTTCCCGCGGATGATGGCGAATGTGGCCAGATGCTGATGCAGGCGATGGACTATCTGGAAGGCAAGACATGGCGCGGCGAGCGCTCCAGTGCATCACAGCCGCTATCGTGGCCGCGTGCGGGCGTGCGCTTCGACGGCGTTGACCTGCCAGATGACACCATCCCACAGCGCCTGGTTGATGCGCAGTGCCGCCTGGCTCTCGAATCGCAGGAGATTGACCTCACGCCTTCGGTTGCAGGTGGTGGTGCGGTAACGATGGAGCGCGTAGAGGGCGCAGTCACGGTCCAGTACGAACCGGGCACGAATAAGGCGGCACCGTCATTCCCCTGGCTCTACTCCTCGTTGCGTGGGCTGGTGGTGGGCGGCAATCAGATCCGCATCGAAAGGGGGTGATATGCCAATCGACTACCGCCGCATGCGAAACACCGCAAAGCGACTGCTGACCGAGAACGGGAAGTCTTATCCGCTTACCCGCGGTGGCGGCACTACCCGCGATCAGTTCGGCAAAGAGGTAACCACCCCGACTATCACTGCGACCGTCACTGGCGTTGTCACTGAATACTCCTCTCGTGAAATAGATGGCTCTCTGATTACTACTGGCGATAAAAAGCTGGCGGCCACGTTCGAAACGGAAGTGCGCATTGACGACCGCATCGAGATCGACGGCAAAGCATGGCGGGTGGTGCAGCCTAATCCGGTTAAGCCTGCCGATGTACTCATCTCCTACAACATCCAGCTGAGGGCGTGACTATGGCCAGCTCTGTTAATCAGCCGTTCCTGGCTGCCATTCAGTTATTTGTGGATAGTTCGAAGCAGGAGATGGATCAGGTAGTGCGCCTGACGGGCATTAAAATCCTCGCTCAACTGGTTGAGATGTCCCCGGTGGGCCAGCCGGATATCTGGCTGGTTAACCAGACCGCGACGGCGTACAACACTGCGGTGCGGGAGCATAACGCGGCCCTTCGCGATGACTCTGCCAACCTGACCAAATCGGGACGGCTTAAGCGAGGTCTGCGCGTAAATGACTCGATGGACATCAAAAAGCCTGAGGGCTATGTCGGCGGGCGCTTCAAAAACAACTGGTATGTGGGTTTCGACAGCCAGCCTACTCAGTCCAACGATACACCGGACGCTTCCGGCCAGGGTTCAAACTCCCGTGGCATAGCGGTGCTCGATGTGTTCAGGGTGGGCCAGGTCAGCTCGATTTACTTCACCAATAATCTGCCTTATGCGGCGGCGCTTGAGAACGGGCACTCTGGTCAGGCGCCCGGCGGCATGGTGGGTATCACTGCGCTGGACGCCGCGCAGCTGTTCCGTGAAGCAATGAGCGAGGTGCGTAATGGCCGGTGACCAGTCAATGCGGATCGCTGACCTGCTTGAGAGCCGGGTTGCGGTAATCTGCTCCTCCCTCGGACTGCCAGTGGCCTGGCCGAACATCGCGTTTACTCCCCCGGATAATGCGCCTTACGGGCGTGTTTATGTTCTGCCGGCGCAAACCGTGGGGCAGGACCTGGAAGGCCAGTTGCGTACGTACCAGGGCATTCTCCAGATCAACATCATCGCTCCTGCCGGCAGCGGAGTGACCCTGGCCCGAGGGCTGGCAACGTCTGTTGCAGATGCCTTCCCCGAAGGACTGCCGCTGGTGGACGGGGATTTGACGGTTTACATCAACGGGCCACCGCAGGTACGTCCACCGATACAGGATCGCCCTACATCAGCACCAAACGGCAGTAGCGGCTCCATCACTTACACCACTCCCGTCAGCATGCAATACCGCGCTGATTACTGACCCGCCATCCGGCGGGTTTTTTATTTCCTCAATTCAGGAGAATGCAATGGCATTCGCAATCCCTAACGGGTCACGTGTGAACGTGGCCAAGGCCTATCTTGCGCCGATTGTCTTCACATCAGCCTCCAACGCGACGGAATGCGAACTGACCGTTGCCTCCGCTGCCGGGATCCTTGCGGGTGATGTCGTCCAGGTAAGCTCTGGCTGGCTCAAACTCGATAACATGGTGCTGCGCGTTAAATCGGTAACCAGCACCAAAATTGTGCTGGAAGCGTTTGATACCACCGATACCAAGAAATTCCCGGCGGGCACCGGCGCAGGCACACTCCGCAAAATCGACTCGTGGATCACCATGCCTCAGGTTATGACGCTTTCTACCGAAGGCGGCGACCAGCAGACCATCAGTGTCCAGTTCCTGGAAGATGATAAGGCCCGTACCATCCCGACGTTTAAAAACGCCGTGGTTCAGGTCTATACGTTCGCCCACGACCCGCAGCTGGCGATTTACAAGCGCCTCATCGACCTGGACGACTCCAGCGACACTACGGCGGTCTGGTTCCACAACCCTCGCGGGAAAGCGGATCGTTACTACTCTGCCAAAGTGTCGTTCCAGCGCGTGCCACGTACCGAAATCAACGCCGTGGAAAGCAACGAAGCGCGCATGAACTTCGAATCGGATATGCAGATTTACCCGATCGCCGACTCCTCCGCTATGCCGCTGGCCTTCCTGACTGACCTGCCTGCAACCAAATCGGTCGCTTCTGGTTCTGCGCTGGATCTGGCGGTGGTCATGCAGGGCGGTTCCGCGCCTTACACGTACGTGTGGAAGAAAGGCGGTACCGCTATCCCGGGCAAAACGGCCTCGACGTTCAACATCCCGTCTGTGGCATCGGGCGATGCTGGTTCTTACACCTGCGAAGTCACCGACGCCGCGGGCAAGACCATCACCTCTGGCGCGTGTGTAGTCACGGTCAGCTAACCACTATGGCCCGGTTCGCCGGGCTTTTTTACGGCCCCATCCTGCACCTTTCTAAGGAACCGAAATGACCCAATTCTCCCTGATCCCAAACCCGACCTTTTCCGTTACCGCCAGCATTCCGCGCGCCGGTGCTGAAGACGGCAAGCTGACCTTTACCTTCCGCCATAAGACGCTCGAAGAGCTGCACGCCATGGATGAGAAGCTGCGCAAAGGTGCCGAAGGCAAAAAGTCCCTTATCGAGCCACAGGCCGATTACCTGATGGAGATCGTTGATGGCTGGGCACTGCCTGACGAGTTTAACCGCGATAACGTGGTGGTCCTCCTGCAGAACTACCCGCGCGCGTTCGACAACATCGGCCTGGCCTATACCAAAGAGCTGATGGGTGTACGAGAAAAAAACTGAGGCAGGTCGCCGCAGCGTTGTACACGCCGGGACCGACTCTCGCGGAGTTAGCCGCTTTTGGTTTGACGCCTGAGGACGTGGAGGAAGAGGTGGGGATCCTGCCGTCGGTATGGAAATCATTCACCATCTTCTCTGCACTGGCGACTCAATGGCGCGTTGGCGCGGGTGGGGCGACCGGCCTTGATTACAACGTTCTCCCCTGGGTGTTTGAGTTACACGGGGTTGAGGATGCGGCGGCCTGCATGGCTGACCTTCAGATTATGGAAAGCGAGGCTCTCAAAGTAATGCACAAGGAGACGAAATAATGACAGACCAGATCGCCTCGATTACTTTGCGGGCCGATGTTTCTGACCTGAAAACTGCCAGCAATGAGCTGGATAAACTCGGTGAAGCCGCGGCTGGTGCCGTCGGCAAAGCTGATGACCTTAACAGCGTTTTCCGCGCTGGTGCTGAGTCTGCAAAGCAGGGCAGCGAGGGCATCAAGGAGCAACAGGCTGCGCTGAAAGGCCTGCTTGAGAATATCGATCCGGTAAACAAAGCGCTGAACCGGCTGGACGAACAGCAGGCCGCGCTGCGTAACTTCCAGACCAAAGGCTTTCTGGATACCGATGATTTTCAGCACTACAACAAAATCCTGGACGATACCCGGCTTAAGCTGACGGATACCGGCGAAGCAGCTGCGCTTGCCCAGGCAGAACTCGCGGCCACTCAGGCGGCAGAGAAGCAATCAGCCGCGCTGAAGAACCTGCTGGGTTCAATCGACCCGACGATCCGCGCATTCAACTCGCTGGACGAGCAGCATGCGCAGCTGGTGGCACACTTCGAAGCAGGGCGCATTAATGGCACCCAGTTCGAGCATTTCAACACCATCCTCAACCAGACGCGTGAACGGCTCTCAGGGGTAGCTGACGTGCTGCCTGAGGCGCTATCCCGACAGGAGGCCGCTGCACGCCGCGCTGGAATTTCTGTGGGGCAGTACAGTGCTGCGCTGCGCACGCTCCCGGCGCAGTTCACCGATATTGCTACTCAACTGGCAGGTGGACAATCCCCATTCCTGATCCTGCTCCAGCAGGGTGGGCAAATTAAGGATTCCTTCGGGGGCCTCGGTCCAATGCTCCAGGCTCTGAGGGATGCATTATTTGGCTTTAACGAAGAAAGCAGAGAGACTGCTGAATCGGCAACAAACATCAGTGATGCTGCTGAAGGTCTTAATAACACGAGTGAGGCAGCGGAGAAACTGGGGCGGGCGGGTGGTCTGCTAAATACCTTTAACCTTGCTATTGCGGGTTCTGTAGCCGTTCTGGCTGTTCTGGCGGGAGCTGCATATAGCTCATCCCAGCAGTTCGACAATGTTGCCAGATCGCTCATTTTGATGGGAGGGGCTGGCTTCTCATCAATGCAGCAATTGAATGACGCGGCAAAAGATGTTGCAGAAAATGCTGGCGCGTCCCTGGCTGATTCTGTTGATACCCTGGTACAACTTAATGACACCGGGAAGTATACCGCCGACCAGATGACTAAAATCGCCAAATCCATTATGGCTATGGGCGATGCTGGCCTCGATACGAAGGCTGCGCTGGCGGACTTTTCACGGCTGGCAAGCGATCCTATTAAGGCGCTGGCAAGCCTTAATCAGCAATATGGCTTTGTTGATGAAGCTATGATGAAGCACATCATCACCCTTGAAAAAACTAAGGGCAAAACAGCAGCTGCAAACGAAGCGATAACATTGTTTGCCAGCACTATGGAGGACCGTAGCAACAAAATTGTTGAGGCCACCGATAATATCGGGCAAGCCTGGAACGGACTAAAAGCCTCCTCTTCCGACATTTTCGGCCAAATCGGGATTACAGTTCGGGCCTGGGGCAATCAAATCATTGATATCTTCAAATTGCTGAAAGCATCCATCAATGATTTGTTTCTGAATCTCACCTCGCTTGACGCTAAATTCACCGGAACAGTTGCCGGATGGGCTGAAAAAATTCCTGGTGGTGGTGCGCTGGCAAATTTCCTCGGCATGGATGTCGAGGCAATGAAAAAGGCTGGGGCTGAAGCTGACAAAGAAATCGCAGCCAATAAAAAACGCTACGATGAACTCTGGAAACGGATCTCCGCACCAAACGCGCAAGCTAATTACGAGGCTGAAGCGCGAGGAATCTCGGTCAAGGGTGAAGGGGGTACAAGTCGCGAATCGAGAGATGCAGTTTCGAAGCTTACCCAGGACTCTGCCAAAAAGACCAAAGAGGCAAGAGCTACGCTGGATGCTGGCGATCGCACCCTGGAGAACTACCGCGCCCAGGCCAGAACCCTAACGGAAACGCTCGAAACGCTGCGTCAGACGGGAGATGTTCACGCCAAAAATACCGAGTTCAGCAAACAGCAATCCCATTTTGCCGAGCTGGACGAGGCTGCTAAGTCTCGCGCTCTGAGCGCACAGGAGAAATCTCTTCTATCGAACCGTGAGGCCATCCTCAACGCCGCCAAAGTTGTGGATCAGAAAAATAAGGAAGTTGAGGCCCAGCAGAAGATTAACGGGCTGGCGCAGCAGGCAAACAAATATGTCACCCAGATGGCTGAAAAAACCGATGCATTGCGTGATAGCGCCGGGTTAAGTAGTCGTCAAACGCAGCGCCTGATGGAAGAAGCACAGCTTCGACAGGGATGGCTGAATGGCGGTGGCAAGCTTGAAGATGCTGGTTATGAAAAAGAGCTGGCAGCACTTCGCAATTACTACGCCGAAGAGGATAAGCTGCGCGGTGACTGGAAAGCTGGTGCAGTAAGCGGCTGGAATGAGTATCTGGACGCCGCCACAAATACCTACGATGCCGTAAAGAATGTTGCCAGCTCCACGCTAACAGGACTGAGCGACATGCTGACCGAGCTTATGACAACAGGCAAAGCATCGGTTAAAGAGTTCGGGAAATCGATGCTCAAGATGATCCTGGATGTGACGAACCGCCTCATGGTTGCCTATGCAGTACAGGCTGCGATGGGGTGGGTAAGTGGGGGATCAGGAGGTGGCAACACACCTGGTGGAGCATACGCGAACGCAGCTGCAGGTTTAACATTTAACGCTAAAGGCGGAGTATATGAATCTCCGGGCCTCAGTAAGTATGTGAATGGCGTGTACGATACACCTCAGTATTTCACATTCCAGGGGGCCTCTAAGTTTGCCAAGGGGGGTGTCTTCGCTGAGGCTGGCGCTGAGGCAATCATGCCGCTGACGCGTGATTCCGCTGGCCGGCTTGGTGTCAGGGCACAGGGTGGGGGGGGTGCGCAGCCGCAGGTCAACATAGATATTTATGTGGATAATAAGGGCAATGCATCATCTAACACGTCTGGGGATGGCAGCGCTGCAGCGCGGGCGTTAGGGAAAGAAATAGAAACTAAGGTAACGGAGATCCTTGTGAGGGCTGCTCGAAGCGATGGCCTTCTTGGCAGGCAGTTCCAGAGCAAGTGACCCTAGGTTGTGATCCTGAGATGGCAATATCACGCGCGCCTGGTTACAGCAATGCATCCCCTGGTTATCATGTTTAAAAACATACTAATCAGGGGATGATAGTGCTTAAAAAAATATTTATGAAAATTCTCAAGACTGTTGGGATGCTTATTCTTCTCATCATTGTGGTCGGTATTGCTGCTGTACTTAATAAGCCGTCCGAAGCAGAAAAGAAGCAGAAAGAGGCCAAAGAACTTTCTGATGCGAAACTGGATCAGCTTCGTGAATCCTGTGATGCTTACGTTAAAAAATCAGTCCTTAACAAAAGCACCCTGAATATGTCTGCGTTTGGTGCAAAAAGGTTGCTGGGTAATGACGGGAAGTTTTACGCAACACAGGAGTTTAGCGCCAAGAACAAATTCGGCCTTGAGCAGAAATTCAGAGCTGTATGCGTCGAAGATAAAGACGGTAAAACTGATTACCGACTTGAAGAATTGAGCGGAAGTTAAACATAACTGACCATAACCACCAAGTCCTGGCCGGACTTCAATAACAGCCCACTCAGATGGGCTACATGTTCTTGCAACCATGCCCAATCACACATGACTGTCTGATTGTAGTAATGCGTTCAGCTGCTTTTTCAGTTATGTAATCCTGCGCCAAACCAGCGCAAATTGTGACAATCAACACGATTAGCCAAACCCGGTTCATGTGACCTTCTGAACAAATATGAAGCGATAGTGCAGGGCTGCTCTGTGGAGGCTTGATAACCTACTCAGATGTGCTTTTGATATTAAAAGGGCGACCGAAGCCGCCCAACTGTTAGTAGCAAGTGCCGCCCGCGTGATGCGAACCAGTTCCACCATGCGGATGTGTACCTTTCGGGCAGGCCATTGAGTTAGTGGTCATCAAGCCGAATGCTACTACCAGTAACAGTGCTAGTACTTTTTTCATTTGTTAATCCTTACCAATATTAATGTAATGCGATGTTTATGCAGGTTATTGTAATAAGAATTTATGAAGTAAAAACTTTGTAAAGCACAAATAAAATAAATAAGCAAATAAGATTGCTAATTATGCTGCTGCCTTTCTTATTAGCAGATTTTTTCCCTGAAGTACCGGCAGTGTATGAAATTCCAGTGCCAGGGATGCCAAGCGTTGTTTTTACGCCTCTACTGCTGATATTTGTGGTACAGCCGCTTTTACCGATTGATGTGCTTACGCCGCTTTTGCTGATATTTATAGCGAGTCCGGGAGCAATTCGGATTCGTTTGCGAAATCTAAACCCCATTGGAAACTCCTTTAATTAAAGATGCGATGGGGCAGGGCCGCTCTGTGGCAGCTTATAACTCCATGTTAGATTTTGACATATCAAAGGGTGTCTTAGCTAATCTTAGTTGATTGAAAAGCGAGCAGTTGATTTGAATGGCGCGCAATATTACAGCAATCTATTAAGAAGCACATTGTCATCTGGGCTCTTAAATTTGTCGCTGTGGTGCTACACCTTCCGAATGAGTTCATGCAGAACCGACTAACAACCAAGCCCAGTCCGGGGCTTTCAACCACCCCAAGCCTCGCTAATGCGGGGCTTTTTTATGGAGCAAACATGCCAGTCGAAACCTACAGCTGGCGCTCGCAGCTCGGCGCTGGCCCTGTTGAATACAGCCAGACGGTGCGTGCGGCGCAGTTTGGCGATGGCTATGAGCAGGTTGCCGAGAACGGCATCAACTCCACCGCGATCCAGGTGCCGATGAAACATACCGGCACTGAGACAGAGGTAAACGCAGTGCGCGATTTCCTTCTGGCTCATACCGTGAAGGCCTTCATCATTACGCCGCCGGGCGAAGAGAAGGGAATGTATCGCGTTGTCGCCGACTCTGTTCGCAAAAACCAGATCAGCAGCAAATTCGCAGAGCTGACGTTCACTATTAAACGGGCCTACGGGGTATACGCATAATGGCACTTGTTGATCAGGCGGCGAAGCTGGCGCCAGGTGGCAGGGTCCGCCTGGTCGAAGTGGATGCCTCAGAGTTCAGCGGCGGGATCCACCGCTTTCACTACAGCCCGTTTCCCCATTCACCTGCCGAGATAGACGCGGCGAACGGCGACGAGGCCAGGCTGGGGCCGAAGCCCATCATCTGGGATGGCAACGCCTACGAGTTCTGGCCCTTCCAGATTGCCGACCTGGCGCTTTCAACGGATCAGGCCGCCGAGCCAAAGCTCAGCGTGTCTAACCTCGACGGCCATATCACTGCGCTGTGTCTCCAGTTTAAAGACATGGTGAATGCAAAGGTAAGCATCATTGACACCTACGCGGTTTACCTGGATGCGGTGAACTTCCCGGGCGGTGTTAATCCGACAGCAGACCCGACGATGTTCTCCCTACAGACCTTCTGGCTGGACACCAAAACCTCTGAAGATGACGAGATGGTGTCCTGGTCGCTCAGTAGCCCGGCAGACCTGCAGAACCTGGTTATACCCACCCGGCAGATCACCTCTCTCTGCGAATGGGCACTGCGCGGACAATACCGCAGCGGTGACGGCTGCACCTACAACGGCACGGCATATTTCGATGCGAAGGGTAATGCGGTAGCTGACCCGGCGTTTGATGTATGCGGGGGTTGCCTCAGTGACTGCCGCAAGCGTTTCGGCGCCGGGCTGGCAGAACCGAACACTGCCGTTCTTGATTTCGGCGGCTACCCGGCGACAGTTCTCTTCACCCGATAACCGGATATACCCATGAACAAAATCATTATGACGGCGATCCGGGCGCATGCGCTGGAGGAATCCCCACGCGAGTGCTGCGGCTTCGTCATTCAGTCAGGACGGCGCCAGCTCTACATCCCGGTGCCGAACAGCCACGAAAACCCGACCGAGCATTTCAGAATCGATGGTCTGCACTGGGCGAACGCCGAGGACGCAGGAACCATTATCCGCGTCATTCACTCCCACCCGGGCGATGGCGCACGACCTATTCCGTCTGACCTCGATCGCCAGCAGTGTAATAACTCTGGTGTGGTCTGGGGCATTTACGCGCCGGACTGCGATGAATACGCAGAGATAACACCGGACGCCATCCCGCTGATTGGCCGCCCGTTCCTCCTTGGCTCGCACGACTGCTGGGGCCTGGTCATGGACTGGCACGCCATACAGGGCGTCACGCTGAACGATTTCCGTGTGGATTATCCGTGGTGGGAAAGCCAGTATCCCGACAACCTCTATTTCGATAACTGGGAGTGTGAGGGGTTTGTCGAATGCGACCCCGCGCCCGGGTGCATGGTGATCATGCAGGTCGAGTCGGACAAGTGGAACCACGCGGGGATCATCACCGAAGAGGGCGAGCTGCTGCACCACCTGTACGGCCAGCCATCCTGCATCACGCCTTATGCCCGTGGATATTTTAAAGACCGGACGATGATCTGCGTTCGGCACAAAGACCTGCCGCAGGAGATTAAGCCATGGCGCGCTTAACCACGATTCGATTGTATGGCGCGCTGGGTGCCCGGTTTGGCCGCGTTCACCGGCTGGCGGTGCGGACGTCAGCGGAAGCGGTAAAGGCGCTGTGCATTAACCTAGACGGGCTGGAAAGCTTTCTCATGAATGCCAAAAAAAACGGCATGACGTTCGCGGTGTTTCGCGGCAGACGCAACATCGGCGAACAGGATTTCAAGGAGTTGGGTGGTGACAGTGATATCCGCATCGCGCCTGTGCTTGAAGGGGCGAAAAAGGCAGGTTTATTCCAGACGATCCTTGGCGCAGTGATGGTAGTGGCGGGCATCGTAGTGTCTGGCCTCTCTGCTGGCTGGGCCAGTCCGGTCGGTAGCGCCATGATTTCTGCTGGTATCGGCATGGCTGCGGGCGGTATCTACCAGATGCTCTCGCCGCAGCCCAAAGGCCTTCAGGGGCGTGATGACCCCGACAATAAGCCCAGCTATGCCTTCGGCGGCGCAGTGAACACCCTGGCGATGGGCAACCCGGTCGCGCTGCTGTATGGCGAGCGCGAAATTGGCGGCGCCATAATCAGTGCGGGGATCGTGGCCGAGGACATCTGAAAATTTCTTACTCTTCAATTAGCACCCAATCGGGTGCTTTTTTATGGATGCAATATGGCAACGATTACTGGTGCAAAAGGCGGCAGTCAGAAGCAGCACACGCCTGTTGAACAACCCGATTCCGCGCAGTCGATGGCGCGCTGCCGTATGCTGCTGGCGCTCGGTGAAGGCGAGTTTGCTGGTGGACTGGATGCTACCCGGATCTTCCTTGACGGCACGCCGCTGGGCAACGCCGACGGCTCGATGAACTTCGAGAATGTCTCCTGGGACTTTCGTCCGGGCACGCAGACGCAGTCGCCGATCCCCGGGTTCCCCGCCGTAGAGAACGAGACCAGCATTGGTGTGTCGCTGACGAAGGTCACTCCCTGGACCCGGGCCATCAGTAATACCCAGATTGACGCAGTGCTGGTGCGTATCGGCATTACCGGTCTGCAGCAGCAGGAAAATGATGGCGATATCGTCGGCACTTCCGTCACTTATCATATCGATGTGGCGGTAGATGGCGGGGCATACAGCACCGTGCTCACCAAAACCGTAACCGAAAAGCTCAGCTCGCTGTACGAGCTGACCCACCGCATCAATCTGCCGAAGGCAAACACCGGCTGGCAGATCCGCGTAGTTCGTGATACCGCCGACAGCACCAGCCAGATGCTACAGAACAAAACGCAGGTGCAGGCAATCACGGAGGTGATCGACGCGCGCCTGCGCTATCCACATACCGCGCTGCTGTATGTGTCGTTCAACGCAAAATCCTTCAACAACATCCCGAAAATATCCTGCAAGCCGAGAGGGCGGATTATCCGCATCCCGCAGAATTATGATCCGGTTAGTCGGGTTTATAACGGCACCTGGGATGGGACATTTAAATGGGGCTGGTCGAATAACCCGGCGTGGATCTGGTTCGATGTACTCACGGAGCCGCGCTTTGGCCTGGGTCGTAGGGTAACGGCAGACATGCTGGATAAGTGGGAGCTGTACCGCATAGCCCAGCGCTGTGACCAGAAGGTACCCGATGGTAAGGGCGGCACCGGTACCGAGCCGCGCTTCCTGTTTGACGTCTATATCCAGTCGCAGGCCGATGCCTGGCAGGTGATTAAGGATATCGCCGCTGGCTTCAACGGTATGACGTTCTGGGGCAACAACATGTTCAATGTTATTTCGGACATGCCAGCGGACACGACGAAGCTGCAGATCCTCACTCGCGCCTCGGTCGTCGGAAAGCCGAACTATTCCAGCGGCAGCGAGAAGAACCGCTACAGTTCGGCGCTGATTAACTTCAGCGACCCGGATAACCACTATCAGGATCGCACCACTGCGGTGATGTTTCCTGACCTAGTTAAGCAGTTCAAATTCAAGCAGACGCAGCTGACTGCCATTGGCTGTACGCGTGAGAGTGAGGCGCAGCGTCGAGGGGGATGGGCGGTGTATTCCAACTATCTCGATCGCCTGATCACGCTGCAAACCGGGCTGGATGGCTTTGCCTATGTTCCCGGCACCGTGTTCGCTTTTGCGGATGAACGCTTTTCCGGGCGAGTGTATGGTGGGCGCGTTGTGAGTTACAACGCCGGGCTTAAAGCCGTTACAACCGATCGCGGGACCAGCGCCGTCCCGGGCGACACGCTGATGATCCGCACACAGGGCGGCATTGTGGAAAACCGGGTCATTCAGGCGGTCAACGGCACGCAGTTAATCCTGGCCACGGCGTTTTCCTCTGCACCAGCGCCAGATGCCGTTTTCGTTATCGATGCCGGACAGCTGCGCCTGCAGTATTTTCGTGTGATGAACCTGACATTCAACGACGAGGAGAACACCTACACCATTACAGGTGCGGAATACAACGCCTCGAAATATGACGCTGTCGATAACAATGCGCGCCTGGACATCCCGCCTGTCAGCCTGATCCCTACGGGTGTTGTCTCTCAGCCAGGAAATGTCGTGGTATCGAGCTACGATTCAGTGAGACAGGGGCAGCGCATTGCCACGCTGACGGCCTCCTGGGACGCGCCACTGGATAAAGCCGGGAAACCTCAGGCAGACGTGATCGCCTACCAGGCACAGTGGCGCCGGGGTGACAGTGAGTGGGTTAACGTACCGCAAACCGGGCTGCGCAATATCGAAGTGCCGGGGATCTACGAAGGTGATTACCTGGTGCGCGTCAGGGCGATTAACGCTGGCGGTGCATCCAGTCTGTGGGCCACCTCAGTGCTGACGCATCTCAGGGGCCGGGCCGGTGATGTGCCAAAGCCCGCCAATTTCCGTACCACACCGTTGCTCTGGGGCGTACAGCTGGACTGGGATTTCCCGGCTGGTACCGGCGATACCTTACAGACGGAGATCCAGTATTCCACTGCATCGACCGGCACAAATCCGCTTCTGCTGGCCGGGGTACCCTATCCGCAGCATGTTTATCAGCAGCTGGGCCTGAAAGCCGGGGTGGGATTCTGGTACCGTGCGCGGCTTGTCGATCGCACCGGCAATAAGTCGGCATGGACAGACTTCATTCAGGGCAGCAGCAGTTCGGTTGCAGCTGATTACCTGGTGGATATCGACAACCAGATCAAACAGACAGACGCGTATAAGGAACTCACCGCGGATATCGCCGATCTCAGCGACGATATTCAGTCAGCGCGCGACGACATCAGCAAAGTCACGACAGAGTCGGCGGCAACCAAAGCGGGCCTGGCACAGGAGGTCACGGACCGTAAGAAAGCCATCACCGACGAGGCAACGGCGCGCGCCCAGGCGCTGCTGACCGAAAAGAACGCGCGCGTCGCGGATATCAGCAACGTCAATCAGACGATCCAGACCACCACCGAGTCGCTGGCGCAGCAGATTGGGCAGATTTCTGCTGGCACCGGCTCGCAGTTCGACCCGGCCAAAATCTGGTACTTCGATTCGACAGCAGAGGGCTGGACTGGGAACGGGACCCCGACAATCGTTGACGGGTGGATACGACCTGCGAACCATGCCACCGATCCGTGGGTGGCATCGCCGGGATCACTGGCTATCAACTCCTCATCCTATCGCTTCGTTAAACTGCGCATCAGGAAGTTTGGGGCGCCGGGCTGGGCGGGGCAGCTGCGGTGGCGGGGTACCGGTGGCTTCAACGACACCAATATGGTCACCGTCGCCGAGCCTGCTTATGACGCGAACGGGATCGCCACGCTGGAGTTCGACAATATCCCCTGGCTGACTGAAACCACGATGAATCAGTTCAGGCTGGATCTGTCCACCAGGCAGGATGCGACGAATTATTTCCTGATTGACTGGGTGGCGCTCGGACGGCCTACGCCCGGCGCAGGTATGGCGGCGCTGCAGGCGGAAACGACAGCCCGTGTTGCTGGCGACCAGGCGGAAGCCACAGCGCGAGAAACGCTGGCGACGCAGATCCGGGGAGGTTATACCGGTGATGACCCGTCGAAGCTGGCCTCGGGCTTGCTCTACACCGAACGCCAGGCGCGCATCACGGCGCAGGAAGCGGAGGTGACAGCCCGGACGGCGCTGGAAGCGACCGTTAATGCCAACAAAGCCAGCGTGACGCAGGAGCTGGCAACGCTGACGACTGAGCAGGAGGCGCAGGCCACTACGTTGTCAGGCCTGCAGACCACTGTCGGGAAAAATACCGGCGATATCACGCGCATCGATAAAGCCGTCGCTGATAACAACAAGGCTCAGACTACCGCGCTGGCTGCGGTTAAGGCGACAACTGACAAGAACACGGCTGACATCAGCACGGAAACCACGGCCCGTACGGATGGTGACTCTGCGCTGGGGCGTCGTATCGACAGCCTGAAAGTGGATGTGGACGGTAACACGGCCAGCCGCGACGCCGGTATCGTCGGCAACGTCACCAATGCTCTCGCCAACTTCATGGCTTTCTCTGATCAGCGCGTCACGTTTGCCGTTGGCGAAACAAAAACGCAGGCCGATATCACCGAGACCCGGAAGGCCGCCGCGGATGCCACAAGCGCTGTAGCTGAGCAGGTCACGACGCTTAAGGCCACAGTTGAGCAAAACGGCCAGACTAACGCCGCAGCCATCACGCGCATTGATAAAGCCGTTACTGATTTATCAAGCGCAACGGCCATCAGTATTCAGCAGGTCACGGCAGCAATTGGCGATACCAATGCCAGTGTGCAGATGACCAGCGAGGCTGTTGCTGATATCAACGGCAAGCTCTCGGCCCAGTGGGGCGTTAAAGTCCAGGTGGAGGCGAACGGTGTTAAACGCATCGCGGGTATTCAGCTGGGCATTGACGGTACAGGGGCCTCAAACTTCCTGATTTCTGCCGATACGTTCGCGGTGTATAACCCAACGACGAACGGGCAGGAGCTGGTGTTTGCTTCGACCGGTGGCCAGATGTTCATGCGTTCGGTGTTCATCCAGGACGGTTCCATCGACAACGGCAAGATCGGGAATTACATTCAGTCCAGCAACTGGGACGGGACCGGCAATGTCGGCTGGCATATCAATAAATCCGGATATGCCACGTTTAACGGCGTTACCGTTCGCGGGACGATTTATGCCACCGACGGGAGTTTCAGAGGCAGGGTTGAAGCGACCAGTGGGAGCTTTAAGGGCACGGTTGAAGCGACAAACTTCATTGGTGATGTGGCTAACGTTGGTGTGTCTTCAGATACTTACGTTTCAGGCGGAGGTGTGGCAACCAATACCATAACTTTCACTGACTCCTCCTCATCATCTCTGAATAAGTCAGCTCTGCTTGAGGCGATGATTACAGCGTCATCTATTCAAGGGGAAGGCCTGGTAAACATCACCCTCAACATTAACGGCGATGTCCGTGACTTAGGCTCTGTCTACATTCCTGCGGGAACCGGTGGGCTTCGGATAACCGTTCGTCATGCTGTTCGAAACATTACGGCAAACGTGATTACAGGGACGATTACGGTTACTGGTACCGGGACGGCAAGTAAGCGTATTGCCGCTCCGACACTGACCATTACGCGCGGTACCGGCTCATTCTCCTAATCTCCACAACCTCAGAACTTCCAACCCAGCTCCGGCTGGGTTTTTTATTTTAAGGACATCACGAATGGCCACACTTGATGACGATTTGGCGAAAGCCGTCACAGAAGGGTTTCGCCTGGCGCAAGGCAGTATCATCAACCAGGACCTGATTTTATCGGGTACCGGCGACGTCACCGTAACCCTGGCAGACGGCTCGAAAAAGACGGGTCCCAGCTGGACGAAACTGATCGCTCAGGCGGGTGCGGCAGGTGCCAGCGCCGCTGCAGCTGCAGCATCAGAGAAAAATGCAAAGACCTCTGAGACGAACGCGAACTCTTCTAAGACCGCAGCAGCAAGCAGCGCTTCAGCAGCCAAGACCAGCGAAACAAATGCCAAAACCTCTGAAACGAACGCAAAAACGTCTGAGACGAATGCCAAAACGTCTGAGAACAACGCATCCGCCAGCGCCAGTAGCGCCGCAGCATCACTGGCCGCCGCGCAGAAACTGACGTCTGTACCCTATGAGGAGTCCCCGTTCCCTGATGTTTGGGCACCGCTCAATGATGACCTGCGCCTGCTGGCTGGGTTTGCGCCTTATGACCGGCTGACGATTTCCGGCCAAGTGCTGGAACTGCCGACAAAGTCACTAACGTTTAGTCGGGCAACTATGGCGACTTATATTGATAAATCCGGGGTGCTTAGAACAGCAGCAATTAACGAGCCGCGTTTTGAGAAGGAGGGTTTATTAATTGAAGGGCAGAGCACTAATTTAGCGATTTATTCATCACCGACTCAGGATTATTCCAGTTACTTTCGTAGTGGCGCAAACAATACACGAACGTTTAAACCCGAGGGTGGCGTTCTGCTTACCACATTAACGGATACAGGTACCTGGTGGGAGCAGAATATAAATGTGGCTAATTATGACCCAACAAAGCCAGCGTCCGTGTCCTGTTATTTAGAATTCCCCGCAGCCGCCAAGGTTAGAGTAATGCTTATGCGCTACTCCAGCGAGGGCGATATTGCGGCAGCGTCCATCACAGCAGCGCCTGGTGTCAATAAAGTTTCAGTGCCTGTTCTGGGTGGGGCTGTAAACCAACGACTGGGCTTGCGAATTACGGTTGATGCCGGAACACCCGTTAGCAGTGTGATTTTCATTGACCGCATGCAAATTGAGGAATCCGCTCAGGCGACATCTTACATTCCTACCAACGGGGCTGCGGCAACCAGGGCGGCCGATGCGTGTACGCTCCAGAGGGCGGGGAATGATAACTATTACGCTCCGTTTTCATTTAGCGTATCAGTTCACGCCAACGGTGCATCATTTGTAGGCGCTGATGCGAATACCCGCCGTTGTATCCTGGCCATTTATCCATCGAAGAGTGAATGGATCATTAGTTACATTAATAACAATGCGGGTCCACTTGGAAAGGTCGCAGCTACTTACGGTTCGGGCAACGCCATGACAAGCAATCTCGTAGTTGATGATGGGGCACAGCACGTGGTGACGTTCTCAACAGACTTGACCACAAATAAGGTCGCTGTAGATGGTGATATTGCAAGCGTCGCGGCATCTGCAAGACCCATTCCGAACCCAACCGAGTCGGACCTATATAAGGTTATTTATCTGGGTGCAAGCTCGGGTTCTCCGGGCGGAGGTGTAAGAATGCTGAACGGGCATCTACGCAACCTCCGCATCTGGCACCGCGCACTTACCGATAATCAAATCAAAGGACTCCGCTAATGAGAGACTTATACCTGCGCTTTAACGACGCCGACGAAATGCGCACGCAGTTAATCGCGGCGGGGGTTGTGGATAATGAGGGGCAGGGCATTTTATCTCACCCTGACATCAGCCTGGATATCGTCGGGGTTATCACTGTTCCTGCTGAAGTTATCAATCCCGGTGAAGAAAACGAAATCATTAAGTACACCACCGAACCCGGCTATCACGTCAATTTGCGGGTCATGAATGACTCGCTCGATTTATCCGGGCTGAACGACTTTGTGGTTAAACCGAAAACACCGGCTCGCGTCTGGGCGTAAGGAGTTAAATCATGGCAAACAGAAAAGACAGCATCACTCTGACCACTGCGGAGATTTCGGATCTGGGCACGGCCGCCAAAAAGGATGTTGGCGCAGCGAAGGGGCAGGTTATAACGGTGGGCGATACGCTGGGAATAGGTGATCCCGTCGTTACTGTCCCGACGTCAGCTCAGGAGAAGGGCGCTCATTACGCATATTATGACGGGAACACCGGGTATGGTGGCTCAGGCGTGGAACTCAAGCACGTTCTCAGGGCTTCATCTGCTGCAACAGGCGGCCTCTCAGTAATCAGGATGATCAATTACTTCAACCGGGACAGGAAGGTTGTAGGGGTTGCATGCTTTGGTGCGTCTGAAGAGTGGAGGGTTAATTTCTATCACTCAGGGAATACAACCCAGGCTGCCGATGGAACCTTAAAAGCAGCCTCGCCAGTCATCCGCCTGTTTCATGACGGCCGGGCAGTCTGCAACGAAGAATCTGAGGGGTGCGCAGTCGAGCGACTGGGCGTAGGGGAGTATCTGATAAGGGGCTGCATAGGGCTGAATTCAGATGCGGCCTGGGGTGGGGTTGATGGCGGGTTCGATATACCCAAAGACCGTAACCGGCAACCGCTTATCTGGCTGGATTATAAAGTTAACCCGGACGGCTCAGTGCTGGTAAAAACCTTTCACCGTACCCACCCTGATGCTCCGGCGTTCGCCAGAAATGAGATCTCCGGGATTTCCGAAGGCGACCCGGTTGATATCCCGGTCGATCAGTTCGTCTCTGTCCGTGTGGAGATGCCGGTGGACAGCATCTGGAATCAGCGCCAGTTGGAGGCCTCGGCTGCTATGGCTGAAACAGTCCCAGAAGAACAGCCGGATGTTCAGCCGTAA